TACATTTAGGAAAATTAATTTGTTCAATGTTTGTAAAGTAAAAAGCACTATATCCAATATACTCACATATTGGTAAAGAAATATAAGTTAAATTAACGCACGAGTTGAAAGCACTACTTCCAATGTATTTACAAACAGACAGAAAAACAGAATTTAAGCTAGAGCATGAGTAAAAAGCACTACACGCTATAGATATACAAGCTGGAAAATTTATTTCAGTTATATAAGGGCTTGATTCAAACGCACATTCTCCTATTGTTTCACAAGCTGGAAAATAAACACTTCCAGATAATTTACACTGTGAAAACGCATGAGATTCAATTGTAATACAAGATGGAAGATCTATTGTGTTCAAACTAATACCTTTGCAAGCCCATGCCCCAACGGTAACACACTTTGGTGCATATAAAGATGTTATAGATGCTCCCCAAAAAGCACTTGAACTAAAATACGAACATTCTGGAAGATAGATATATGATGCTTTTGTTTGTTCGAATACTTGTTCGCCAACAAAAGGTAATGCAGGAAGAGAAATACAGCTTATTACAGTGCCAAAAAAAGCTTCAGATTCACAGCTTGTACACAAAGATAACTCTAATATGGAAGCCGTACTATTAAAACGACAATTCATAAAACCACAAGTTTCAACTTTTTCACATAATGGTAAAGATATGTTATATACGTTTGATGCCATATAAAAAGCATTTGGACCAACAGTCAAACAATTTGGAAAATCTATACTAATACCATTCATTGAAAAAAACATATATTGACCTACACTTGTTATCCTTGGATTATAATAGCTGCTAAAGAAACTGCTTCGTCTATATAATAAAGCATCCTCTTTTGCTTGAAGATCAGGATCAATACCATTATAAGTTCCGATAACAGAAAATATTGTAACGCCTTCTTTAATGTTGGATGCTACTAAATTTTCATCTCCTGGAATTATTTGATCTGCTGCAATATAATAGCTTGAAAGCAATACTTGATCTGAAGTGCTTATCGTAAAAGTATGCCCATTATATCTTGATATACCTGTTCCAACATAATTAGATGAAATAGGAGAAACATATATATCACTAGTAACGTATGTTCCAGCAGATAATATTGTTTGTTCTGATTCTATTGGAGCAAATATAGTGGAAGATTGTATTGACAATTGATATGAAGCACTTAAAATATTTCTATGCAAAATAGCGCTAAATGAAGATATATATCCAGACGTATTAATAACTGGATTTAATGCTACAGAAGACTCCGAAGTAAATGTTACATATCCTTCACTTATATATGGAGTAATGTTTGGAAGTATATTAAAATATACATCTGACATACTTGCAGATCCTTGTGCAATATAATCCACAGCATTTTGCGTCAATGAATAATATCCAGCAGGAATTGTCAAAGTTGGGCCGTTAGCACTAACATCGTTTAATGTTTTTCTTGGAACTGCTGTTCCGATATAATTACTTGATATAGCACCAACATGAATGACACTAAAAGCATCATACATAGCGCCTGGTATAAGAGTTTGTTCTTCTTCTGTTGGAGTGACTTCTCTTGTTTCTAATGCTGGTTCTAATGAAATGTTAGAAATAGCGCTTACAAATCCATCAGGATAAACAAGGGGAGAACTAGTCTTTCCTTTTGTTCGAATAACATCAGCTAAAGATTTTAGTTCATCTGTATTCGTCAAATACTCAGGCATAGTATCACCCCTTTACATAGTTTTTAGAATTGTCGAATACATTAGAAAGATCAGATTGCAGTACCCAGCTGCCATTTACTTTTTTGTAAACAGCAGAAACAGCAACCCACGATCCATTGTTTTTATAATAGATGACTTGAGATGCACCAATATTGACTATAATAGTAGCATCTCCGCTGATGGTATAAGAATAAGTATAGGTTACTTCATCAGCAGTAGCTTCCACATATATTGTTGCACCGTTAATAGCACCGCCATAATAACCTAAACGGCATTGAAGTTTCATAACTGCTAATTGAGCAACAGTTGGAAGCGTGGTGCATTCTATAGTCTGAGTTGAATTAGAAGTACCAATGCTCTTAAAGTTCAATTCTGAACTTAAGTTTGTACTGCCAGATATCAATTGAACGCACATGTATTCACTTGACTGTGATGTTGATTCTGCATGACCATTAACTTGTGCATATACTCTTGTAATGGTAGCAGAAGAGGGAAGATCAAAACTAACATCATAAGTGAATACTGCTATAGTTCCATTTCCACCGGAGTAGTAATTCGAAGTAGTTTGTGTGTTGTTTACACCTTTGCCAACAAGACCTTGGAAATATGACGCACCCGATCCATTAAATGAACCACTTACTAAAGTATATGTGCCAAGGGTTCTTGAATCATTTCCGGCCCTGTGTTCTACTAACTGAGAAGTAACATCTGTTCCATTTCTTGTAACGGAAACCTCATCACTACTATTGTCAGGAGTAATGGTCAGTTCATAAGTATCGCCGTCATAATATGTTTCTGTACCACTTGGATCAATAGTACCATTACCATTTAATGTAGTAGTAACTGTTCTTGGATTAGGAACAGTATAAGTAACTTCAATTTCAGCACCGTAAACATATATATAACATTGAGTGTTTCTTGAATTACGTCTTACGGTTAATCGGATTCCAAGATTCGCACCATAATTTTTTAAAGTACTCCATGTGCCCGTATAAGGTACTGTAATAGTATTGACACTGGTACTAAAGTTTGAAGATGCTGCAGAAGCTCCTGTGATTGTGGATGTGTTATTATACAGTCTTGGCGCGTAGCTTGTAGAAGTAGCCAATCCTGATTCATATCCTCTTATCCTAATAGTGATACTACTGACATTTGCGCTGTTTGGAACATCGTTGAAGTTAAATCCTTTAAGATACAAATAATACGAAGTTGTACCAGAAGTAGTGTGCGTTATTGTGGCGTAATTAGTTGAACTGGTATCTGTATACATGTTATTAGCGTTTGATACGGTGACAGTATTATTAGAAACAGAATATGTCGAAGGAACAAGTTTAATGGTTGGCATACTTATTCCTCCTTATGTTTTAAGATATATATCACCATTTGCTCCAAGTGAAGATGATGGTTCACTCGAACCTGTATAATAATGTTGAATAATAAGATTGCCAGTTACTTTTGCGCCGTTTACATACGCAGTATATGAACTTAGAATTACAGAGGCTGTAGCTGTAGCGTCTGTTGTTACGATATACTGTGCAGGAATAGCATATACTGTAACTGTTCCATAACCATCGTAAGTAGGACTGGCGCTGAATGATTGAATAGTTGGAGCAGGTGTTACGCTCAGCGTGCTTAACGATGGCTGTGGAACCAAATCTTCAATAGCTTGAACAAAGTCATCAGGAAATGTTAATGATTGAGAAGTTCCGCCTTTAATGCGAATTGCATCAGCAATAGAAGTGACTTCTGTTCCTGTAGCATAATAATACGTTTCAGGCATTAGAAACTCACCCCATTTGCAGGTATGATAGAACACCTTGCTACGATTTCGTTCATGACTGTAACTTCTGTCCAGTCATTGGAATCAAAAGATCCTGTTGTAGAAGTGGTTGCTCTATAAACCTTGTCTTCATAAGAACAATAATCACCAATAGAATAGTTATCAGTTGGATCATATTCTTCGGCAACTATTTCTGTACTGGCGCTGCCGCCAAGCTCATATTGTAAACCGCTTGGCAACGTAATGGTTTTGATTTTGCCGACAATTGCCATGCGGCATACCTCCTTTACGATACTGTAATAGTAGAAGCAGATCCACTAAATGTGGGTTGAGTAACAGTACCTTCGGGTGTACCGCTGACAGAAACACTGCCCTGTGTGCCTTGGAAAGCAAGCTTCTTTCCCGTTCCGGTAAACGCAAGCTTCTTTTCGACACCTGTAAATGTAGGAGCAGTTGCGCTATATACAGCATCGCCTGTCTTTACTGTTACAGATTCGCCAGCAGAAGCGAGACTTCCGGCATCCCAAGAGATGGTCAAGTTTTCTTCTGATACTGTCATAGACAAAGAAGCCAAAGAACCAGCAGAACCAAACGGAGTAATAGAAGCAGTAGAACCTGCGCTAGACAAACTAATGGCAGGAGCTGCAACACTACCTTCGGGGGTATAGCTTGTTCCATCACCAGAAGCAGTATTCACAGAAATAGTCCCGGCAGGAGTAAACGCTACTCCGTCTCCATCAGAGTTATTAACAACAATAGAACCTACAGGCGTAAAGTTTCCTGTTGCGGTCATAGAAGACCCGCTGAAAGTAGGCTGAGTTACTGTGCCTTGAGGAGTATAAGAAGCACTTGCTGTATCTTGAGTTGCTAAAGAACCTAATCCAGACATATCACCGAATTCGTGCCACATCGTTCCATCGAACACGAATTCTTTTTTGTCATAAAACACTGCGTCCTGTGCGACAGCAGTATAACTTTCACCGTTAATTGTAATAGGATTTGTTGTTGCCTCATCTGCAAGAACAGTTGTGGTTGTACCTTTTAATTGAATACCACCAGCAGCAGTAGAGCGTGCAACTGCGTCTTTGATATTATACGTAGTACCAGATGGCAACGTAATTTGAGAAATATCAGGCATGTCTATCAACTCCTTATAGCCTGTTAAGTATGAGTGTTTCACCTGACAAAGTATAGTTTAATTTGTTGTTCCACTTCTCTCTGTCAGACGAAGAGACATGGATCTCAGCTTCATTAATATGTCCCTGAATCGTAGTAATAACACTCTGGATCTGGTCGTCACCAACAAACGGAAGATCTACCAGATAAGCCGAGCCATCACCAATTTTGACTCCGGGAACATTCTGAGACTGATTATTTTTTGTTATCGTGCCACGGTCTGTATATATGATAATCTGTCCACGAGCTGGAATATATGTAATATCACTGTTTAATTCAGCAGTTGTACCAAGTTCAATTGGTAACTCTGCTAAAGGCACAAGACCAGACGAATTAAGTGAAGCTACACCATTAGCTGCTCCAATTTTGTCAGAGTCAACCTTTTCATCTAACGCATCCTGTATACCTTCAATAACAGCTTCCAGAACATCATTGTTCGGATAATCATTAAGTTTTCTGGAGAAATAAGTCAGCCCCGCAGCATCCAGAAATTTTTTAGTGGTTATTGTATTAGGCATCGTTATTCACTCCTTGTTGTCTGAATTACTCAGATTCTGCAGCAGCAATAGCTGCATCGATTTCCTGATCAGTCAGAGCAACGATAGCCCCATACACATCTGAAGCGTATTGTTTTACACCGTACACAGTCATGGTTGAGGCAGTGTCGTTACTGTCTCCAAGTACATCATCAGCTGCTCCTGCTGCATCAAAGTCAGTAGTGTCCGCAAACGCGGCTGAACCGAGTCCATGAACCTCAACATCAGTGCCGTCTACACTAATAGTACCGTCTGTCGAACCTTCAGAAATAGACTGAACCGCAGAAGCACCAGCAGAAAGTTGTGCACGTACAGCAGGATGAAGCTTCGCTCCCGTAATTGAGTCATCGCTAATAGCAGCTGTAATTTCATGAGTGTTGGAATTAATAGTAAGAACAACCATGTCTCCAGACTGAGAACCGGAAGTAATAGATTCAACAAGAGTATCAACAGCAATATATAAATCAGAGTTAGCAGAGTTTGCTAATACGAGATGAATATAGGTTCCTGCATTACCCCATGCGCCAGATGTGGTTTTTGTTTCAACCGTACCACTTTGAACAACCATATCTTTAGGAATGTTGATGTCAACACCCATTTTTGTTCCGGCACCAGTTCCATTCGTATACTTCATCAAGGAATAAATAGCTGCATAGTTGCCGCTGTTTGAGGCTTTTTCAATTCCGTAAGTATCGGTGCTTCCACCGCCGCCTCCGCCAGTACTACCTACATACAGACCTTTATTTCCCGTTGTTTTCAGCTGAAGGAGGTTGCCAGCTTCAGAAGAAATCTGTACCCTAATGTCTTTCGAATCAGAAATGACAATAGAGTCATCTTTAGCGGCAACACTGTCTAGTTTGGCATCGTATCTTTCTTTGATCTTTTCCCAAAGATGACCTGTGCCATCCGCGTCTAAGAACTTTTTGTCAACAATTGTGTTGAAAGCCATTAGTATCACTCCTTTCATAAAATAAAGAGGAAGGCCGCCAAGATTGTTCCTGACGGCCTTTTAGATTATCGTTTCTTTTTTTCCATTTTTTCAATAAGCATTTCAATTTGCTTTTGTTGCTCAAGAATAATTTTTCTCATTTCTGCAATTGTCATGGGCTTTTCTTGTTCGGGTTCAGGCTCATGTTCAACAACATATTCTTCGCGTTTAGGTTCAGTCACTTCTTCAATGATTGGTTCGCCCTCTTGAAGTGAAGTTAAAATATCGTTGTATTCAGTTTCGTTAATAACGACTACATTTGCAGTATCAAAAGTTTTTGCATCCTTGGGCGCTTTCTTGAGCCAAGAAGCTTTGTATATGTTTTTTTCATCATATGTTTGAACAAACTGACCTTCGTCTACATCGCAAACATACAACTTATGTCGTTTCGAGTTCCATTTAAGAAAAACATTTCCGACACTGACAATCTTATTGTCAATCAAGATTTTAAAGTATGTCATGTGTTTTCACGCTCCTTAAATTGAGAACATCAGAACGACGCCTCTCCGCTGGTAATCTTGATAATACACGTAAGTACTTGTAACAGAACCAGTCGGATAAACCGTGTAATGATAATAACTGTTGGAAGATGTATTATTTGTACGAGTCCAGTATGTAATAGATCTGATCCATAAACCACCTTGCGGACCTCTTGCAACAATATTGTTAGCTGTATCATCTGTGAATCGACCACCAAAGTATGTGTGTTTGGTAGCTGTGTTTTCACTGACATATATGTACGCACGGTCGGATGTAATCCAAATATCTCCTTCATTTACAGTAATTGTATCTGTATAAAGGGTAGGATCATTTAGCTGATCGGTAAACACTTGTGCGTTTTCGGGTATGTTAATGCCCATAAACTTAACACGAGAATTATTGTTCGTAAACCAGCTAATTTGTCTGCCTTCAGAACTGATAAGGTTCTGTGTAACAGATGCCATATCTGCATAAGCAGGAATATACATTCTATCTGTTGTGTATTCCAAAGCGTACGGGTTGTCAGAACCGCCTTTTGTCGTAATACGAACAGGTTTGACAATAGATTGCCAACAATAAGGCAATGCATAGAAACATCTGTTGTTTACGAACGATCTGAGAATAGACTGTGTCCATCCGCCATCAGTGTTATACTGAGTAGAAGGATACATTTCGTAGAACTGAGGAAGTGGAGCGCTTGCAATAAATGATGCGCCATCAAACAAACCAGTGCCGTCATCCTTATTGTATAAACCGTGTCCACGATATTGCATTCTCCATGTTTCGTGTGGCCACCATGCAAGTTGTTTAATAACATCTGTTCCAAGATCATCGTACCAAATCTTAGCCCAGTGTATCCATCCCTTTGCCGGATTGCTATAACCTTCTGATCCGTATGCAACTCCACCGAATGAAAGCACTGAGTCAATGACTGTTTCCTGGGCTCTAACGATTTCAGTATAGAATATATTGGGATTATAAGCATCGTATCTGTAATAGTATGAATTATTAGGAGTTGCATCTCCACCATAGGAATTGGAGTGATACACGTATCTGCCACCGTTATTAGATGCGATGTAAAGATTCTTAGAACCTTTCCTATGTCTTAATACTACAATTCCTCTGTTGTTTCCGTGACCTACTATTTCAGATGCATTACCCCAAAGAACTCTGACACTTTCGTTTTCGTTATTATTATTTGACAGATAATAATGAATTCTAAAGCCTTCAGCATTGCCGGAAGCATCACAGCAACTTACAATTGTTGCATCTGTTGTTCTATCACAGAACTCATAGTCTACTGCAAGCGTAAAGCTTGGAGCATTTTCATCAAACAAACGAATATTGTTCATTCTGACAATTTCTTGACCGTTAAAGTATCTTTCTTCTAACAGAAGCTGTGACTGCACGTTGTCGAAGTCATAATCTTTACCCGTCTCGATGTCAACATAATCCTCATCTTCGAAATATGCTGACGCTTGATTTGTTTTCGCAACAGCATAGATCTCGGCAATGCTCATATCTTTGAGTTTCTTCATGCCAACAGTAGGAAGCGGAGCACGATCCCATATAGCATATACATCAGTATCTTCTGTAATGTATCCAGTAGATTTATTCCAGTTCTTAAACACCCAGAAGTATAAGTTTGCTTCTTCATCTGTTTTTACAGGCGGGAAAGGATGGTCAACATCCTCATATACAACTTCAGTACCATAAGCAGCATTTGTTGTTTTGAGCAAAGCGCCATTGGTTGCGAACCAACGAACTTGATACGTTCTGGTTGAAGTAGCATATGTAGCGACAACTGTTCTATTATCCATGACAGCGCCAGTAATATTTTCCCATCCGCTAAAGGTATAATCATACTGTGCAGTAGATTCCATCGTAGGAGTGTCAATAAGATTGTTCGCAACAGGATCAATAATAGTTTGACCACGATCAACATACTGCATGTAATTATTTCCCAGTCTGTCTTTGACAGAACTTCCGTCTGGGTTTACAAAGTATACAATAAATTCATCTACCAGATTATCATAAGTAATGTGTAAGTCACTGCCCCACGCAGCATTATATAGATCAAGACTTCTTTGTCTCATTGAAGGAGTGTAAACATCACCAGCAAGAACAGATTGCGGAATTGTAATATTATTCTCGTTCAAGCCTTGTAACACAAGGAGTCTATCAAGAATATTGCTATTCGGAAGAAGCCAGTCAACACCGATAAGCCTTACAATTTGTAAAGCAGGAGAAATATTTACAATACTATAAATATTTACATTAGGCGTATTTTCATAACGCAACGAAATAAGAGCTGAACAGTCTGCAATAACAAATGTATTATCATCAAGATACGACAGATTTACCAAACTTAAAGAGGTCGGTTTATTGATAATAGCAGTAGTAATTAAACCACCATCTGCAAACGTATATGCTGTAAAACCAGAACCTGTTGTATCAAGATATAACAACGCAGGACAATTGGAAAGATCAAGAGCAGAATCTGCATTGGGTAAGTTCTGTGCATAGAGTCTTTCAAGCATTATGTTATTACCCAAAGCTAACGAACGTAAAAATGTATTTTCATATCCGTATTCCGTTGAACCAATGGCGAGTTCTCTCAACCTGGTTGCTCCAGAGAATACACAAGTATCTGGATAAAGCTGCTCAAGTCCGCTGACTGCTTGAATCATAGAAGCTGTGTTAACAACGACAAGCATGTTGTTAATATAACCCGTGTTGAAAGGAACCGTTAAAGGAATACCTCTTTCAACTTTAATAGGTTCGATTTGTTTTGTACCTGCATCAACAGACACATACATTTTATTGTACATGGTAATTGTAATTGCGCCATTAGGCTCTATACCACCAAGAGTGCTCTTATGTACATATCCAGAATGTCCGTTGTAAGTTCCGTATCTCCATTCGTCATCTATAATCTGAGAAATTGAGATTAACTCACCAACGGGGACAGGATAGCCACTTGAAGCCATAGAAGGTGTCGGCCTCAACTGCGTTCCGTTTTCATCAATAACATAATTGTTCCATGTATTCGGTGTGTATGCACGGAAGTTAATATTAGAAGCAGTAGAAGCACTTCCGCGATATTTAGAAGAATCATACAATTCTTCAAAGAACTCGTAATGCTTTCTCTGATGGGTCTTTTGACCACCATCAAGGAACGGAATCCAGTCATCTTTGCCTACGATACCTTCTTCATAGGTTCGAAGGTAATCGTACCAATAGCACTCAACCCAGCACCTTTCTGGAACTTTATGTTGTTGAGCAGTAAGGAAGTTGTGGTAGGCAACAGCAGACCATGCACCAGCAGATTCACGGTTAATAAACATGGTGCGGCAAGCTTCGTAAAGATTCGCACAGAAGACAAACCAAACAGAGTCACTGCCGTTGAAAACTTTCATGCCTCCAATGTCGTCATTCCATTCGTTACCATAGTCAAACACTAATTGACCTTGGTTGTTATTACCATCAGAAGTATCCATATCGTAAGCCTTGGAAAGATCCCAGTGAATTAAGTCCGTAGAAGACCAGAAGTTGTTCTTGGAAACGTTATCCACCATTGTGTGACGTTCAAGATAAACATAATGGTACATGAAAGAGTCCATTACCATGTAGTCTTCACACTCAGACAGCATTTTGGCCATGCGGCGTTCAAAAGTGTCATGAGTGTATGTCCCAGAATACTGTGTAATAGTTGTTCCTCTTAATACCTGTAAACCATCACGATCATGACCCCTGAATGTATAATCGCCATACGTCTCAGGCTCGGGGAGCAATTCACCAGTCGGACGACTCGGATCATTACAGGCCATCCACCATACTAAACGATACCAAGCATTGACAATATCGCTGCTAGGATTCTTAGTATCAGGATAACGCATACCATAATACTTCTTACCGTTCCAAGTTTCTTCTGCGAAATAATCTTCATAACTTAAGTTATTCGGATTTACCATGCGCATCTGGTCATCGTTGTTGTCGTTGACTTCGATACACACTTCATTCGGATTAGACAAGTCGTGGAAAACATGGACATTCTTTTTAGAGTTGCCCATGTTGGCAATAGAGTACATATGGTACTTATTGTCGCCCCATAAGACATAGTGCGAGTCATCAGGAATTTCGCCGCTGTCCTTAATGAACTGAACACCCATAACAAATTCCATACAGTCACGAGGTGTTAAGCTGGGATAAGGATTGTACATCTGGTACCAAGCGGCATTACACATATTGTTAACCTGCTCACAAGAGGCAAAGTTAACTTTAGTATTCGAATAAGTAATAGGACAAGAATTATCAGTAAGTTTAATACCAAGAGCACGAATGTATTTCACAGGATTCCTGTTGTTGTCTCTTTCGATGACAATCCATTCAGGTCCAAGTGTGCCTTCGGCGTCTACATCATTCGTATTGATAAACTTAACAGGATTCTGCTGATCATCTTCTTCATAAACAACCCATTCCTGTCCTAAAGAAGCAACATCCTGAACTCTTGCAGCAGCTAAAGCTTGCTGAACAGTATAAGTTCTGCGAATGCCAACAGCAATCTTCGCATCAAGGACTGTAAACTGTTTTGCGTGTCCGGGATTATCTGGGTCTTCCGTGTACCAGTTGTTGCTGCCGCCATAAGACTCATCCTTAACACCACCAGCCAGAAGGTTATTGCCATAACCATCTTCCAAAGATGAAAAGTTGATATCTGTATTGGCTGCACCACGACGATAGTTAACAGAAGACGTACCTTGAATAGACATTTTGCCAGAACCGGAGATCTGATAATACTGATCGCCGTCTGTCCAAATTTGAGTAAAGTCACATCCGCTGACTTTGTCGTCTTTGCTGTTGGTGATGTAAGGTACATCATACATCCAGACACGACAATCAGGATTATTCCTTGCTAGTTCGGTAGGACTAATGTCTCCACCTTCATCTAAGATATGGTTGCGGTTATAACGTAAAGCCATTTCGGTGGCATTCGGAGCATCCATAATAAAGTTGTCAATATGACCGTCACGAGTTACCAGACGAGGATAGGCTTTTACCATATAAATATAAACATCGCAATCATCAGAACCTAATACAATGTTCTTTTGAGAACCAATGGCGTGAGTGAAACTGTCATTAGAGTCGTACACACGGCAGGAAGTAATAACGCCATCAATCCATGCCATCATGTATCGGAAACCACTGACAGGATATACATCAAATTCTAATTCCGTATATTCATCTTCGCCATAAGGAACGTTAACGGTTGTACCGGTAGAGTTAAATACTGCATTGTGAGCATACATCTGCAAACCAACATTAGAATAGCAATCTGCAATCTTAGCTTCATAGTTGCGGCAGTTTTTAACCTTATAGATGATTTTGAAAGTCATACCATAAGATTTAGGATCGGACTCAAATAACTTATGGTTAATTGTCATCCAAGTACCTGCCTTAATGCAGAAGTATTGTTGTAAGTTTCCAGAATCATCAGTTTCAGTCTTTAATCCACCGTTGACCCAGTCAAAATTGTTTGAGAATGTAGCGTCGATGCCGTTGGATTCCCAGTTCTGAACCGCAGAGTTCGATGCAAAGTCTGAGCTCTTGAAGCGGAATGTATAACCAGGCACTTCTTCAACGTCAAGCGTCACAGCATTAACCCTAACAGGGATAGTCCTTTCAGTTGTTCCGCATCTTATGGATAAGACATGGACACCGCTGATGGGAGTTTGTTCTTCATCAAATATTTGATCAACAGAACCGATATTCGTAGGAGTATAAGACCAATATTGAACAGACCTGTCAATATTATCCCAAGAACCAATTTCATTTCCGTCGACATACAGAGTTGCATCTGCCAAAACAGAAGATGGATCGTAAATGACAACAGGGATACGAATAGTATCGTATTGATTCATTTCAATATCTTTCAAGGATACAGCAATGATAGGTCTGTGGTCTCCGGGAGTAGCAAAGATCATTTCATGATACTGAGAAGCTGTGCGTTGAGGTTCACCGCCGATTGTAGCAGTTAACCATCTTTCAACACCATAAGAACCATGAAGCTGATTCGGAATTACAATAGACTGAGTTGCGCCAGTTTTACTAGTGACAGTTGTAGCTAATTCGGTTTCACCGACTTTAGTATGAGAAGTCTTCTCAACGTCACCATAAACAATCCATGAGTCAGTAAATGCTGTTGTGTTAATCTGAGTGTCATCATAGTTCCACTCAAACCGCATATTAACAGCATTGACTTTCCATGTCTTGGTAGCAATAACATCGGAATCTCCACCGAGATCTGCGCTAACAGAAACCTTGATGGTGTTGTTACCGACATTCAAATATGGCCCAATATCAAAAGTATTATTACCGTGAGTCACATTAACATTTCGAGCAACGATAATGTTATTAACGCTCCATGTGCTTCCATTTAAGGTGGCGTTGTCATCACTGCTGTCTTTAGCAACAACACTGAATTCAATCGGTACAGAGGCTCCATATACACAGTTAACAGATTCATTGGTAACTCTGGTAATGCGCACATAACCACCTGTGGCTCCGCCTCCACCACCGCCACCTTCGATATAAACATTGTCAAAAAGATCATTACCGTTTTCATCGTAGAAATGTAAGTAATGATTTTCATCATATACAACAGACTTAATAGGTAAATCGGTTTCAATTTCGATGAGCTTGGACGTGCCGTTTGCGTAATCTACACGTAATCCATCCTCGACTTTCACGACATCAGAAACGTTGTCACCTAAAGTCTGAACAGCAGCCTGTAAACTGGAAATATCTGAGTTGATAGGGCCTAAAGCAGTGGTTAAAGCAGTAGACACAGCAGACGATACAGAAGAAGATAATTCTGAACTGGAAACTGCATCAATATTGCTTCTTGCTTGTTCCTGTTCTTCAGAAGTAAGATCCTGATCGTCATCATAACGAACATAACTTCCTTCTGGAATTTCATCGGCAGAGACTGCACCAATGTTGGCTCTTGCCTGGGCTTGTTGTTCTGATGTTAAAATTTGCTCTGTAAATTTAACTGCATCAGGAGATGAAACACTAACATATTCCTCGCTTGTTTCATCCCAACGGTAGAAAGTGTTTGTTGATATGTCAACATAAATAATTCCAGTTGCACCTTCAACTGGGAATTCGCTTACATCATCATATTCAATGATGCCACCTGCATCAATAGGTGGAAGCTGACTTACGGGAATATGTCCGCTTGAATCAAGCACTGCAATACCTTCAGGTTTACCATAAGTGTTTTCAAGATTAGCTTTAAACCTTTCAAGGTTTTCCAACGTGACGAGCTTCGCTTTTGGCATTTCCGTTCATCTCCTTTCTTGGAAGAAATATAAAAAGGGAAGGAGGGTCCGAAGACCCTCCTGTGTTAGATTTGTTCCGTAGCTACGGTTAGTAACCATGTTTCAAATTCAGCGACAGTAGTTACGCCAGTTGTAAATGTTGTTGGATCAGAAGTAAATGTAATGGTTTTCTTATCATTACTAGTCCATATATTAGATCCGATATCGTCCCAACGATAAGCTGCTTCATAGTTATATCCTTCACTTGGATAATACTCTAGAATGTTGTCAACCTGTCCCGAAGGAACATATTTCAAAGCAGTATATGCATTGCTGCCTGCGTCTGTAAAATGCGCATTCACTTCTACTGCTGTGTTACTGGACGGGTCGTTATTAAATGTAAACGTTCTTCCAACCAAAGTGCTGTTAGAAGTATATGTATTAGTAAAGTAAACGTTGCTCGGCGTGTTTTGTGCTACAGCATAGCAATTTAAAACAATGATGCCGCTATGCGTATAGTTTGTAATATCGTAATTGCTTTCAGTAAACTGAATAACTGTACCAACAGGCACATTTTGGATCGTCCATAAATAACCAAGATGAGTACCTGTATCTTGTCCATTTGCAGATGTAAATACTGTATCATTATAGTTATTAGTTATCTGGAAATTTTGTGGCATCGTTCCATTTACGAACGAAGCATAAACACGAACATATCCTACTTGCTGAGCATAAGCATTGGAAACAGACACAACCGTATTAGAGCCGTCAGTAACGGTGGCACTGTTTGTAGCTGTATAATCAACAAGATATGCTGTAGTACAATCGAGGCCAGAAATAGTGTTATTAGACTCTGTAACCGTATAAGTTCCTAATGTAAGATGATTAATGGTATATACACCTTGTGTCATATCTCCATAAGTAAAAGTACTACTATACGTTGTTGCGTCTGTCGAAATCTGTTTCGGTCCTGTTACAGTAAATGTAATACCGTTCTTTTGAGTAGACGTTAATAAATTATCATCTCCGCTAAAGGCTTTAGTAATGGTAAGTGAACCTTCAAGTTTATTTACGCTATTAGTTACAGCCATTGTCTTAGCCGTACCGTTCGTTAATGTAACATGATTCGTCGCCGTACCGCCAGTTAGATAAGATGTTGTAATTGTAAAGTTCTCAATTACATTATTTGTTTCTGTGACTACATATTCACCAAGAGTAAGCCCATCAAACGTAATGCTGTTGTTTGTCATGGCTGAATACACAAAGCTGTTGCTATAACTATTAGGTCCGGTTACAGCAAACGTGAATGCGTTCTTTTGCACAGTTGTCAGACTGCTATCATCGCCAGTCCAAGTATTGGTAATAGTAAGCGAACCAAGCTGTTCGTTTGTGAACGTCATGTCAAGTCCTGTAACAGCATCCGCAGAAGGAACCTTAACAACATTCAAAGTTCCATTAGCATTGTCAGATACAGAGACACTAATCCACTTTTTAGATACATCATAACGAACATTGTTGTTAACATTGTTTGCATCAAGAGTAGGAAGAACTTGTTCAATTAAGAACCAGTAAGTAGCTTGTGTATCATCTCTAAGAGAATTCTTAGCAAAACTTACTATATTCGTAAAATCAAGATCCTGAGATGCGTTTTGATTTGCTGTCATCGTCACAGGATTTGCAAGCACAACATTGCTGGATGCCTGAACCGTACTATTGTTTCCTGTAACCTGTGTAATACGAGCCGTAAAGGATTGCGTACTCAGACTGCCGTTTGTGATAATTTCACGAACCTTGAAGCTGAGACTTCCTGTAGCAGCATATACATTCGTAAACGTAATTTTGTTGTTGCTTGTATAAGTAGGTACAACACTAAGTGTACCATCCGAATTGTCAGAAATTGTAATAACAATAGGATCTGTTGTAGCACTTGTAGTCGTACCAGCCATTGTGCATGTTTCTGTTGCAACATAGTTAAATACTTTAGAAGCCAAGCCATCAAGATCAGATACATTATATGTTATCTGAGCGAAATTAAAATTCGCAACGTTTGTAGTAGTTGTAAGAGGTACAGAAACAGAAGACGGATTCGGAAGTCTTCCTCCATCTGTTGCTGTAATTGCAACACTGAGAACATCCTCATTTCTAAAGTTGCGATTGGCTAATGTTTTTGTGCCGGTGAGGATGATAGATCCTGATGCGTTATATATGCTTGTGAAGATAAAACGCTGACCATCGCTATAGGTTGGCGTGACTGTAAGTGTACCATCTTCATTGTCCACAATAGTAATATCAAGCGTATGCGTTAACGCATCGTTTGTGGCACCTGTAATGACTGTAGCCTCTTGACATACATAACTGAATGTCTTCGAAGCTAAGTATTGGATGTCGGCTAATGTAAATGTTAATTCCATAAAGCTGAAATTGACACTGTTTTGACCGACCGTTAAAGGAACATTAATTGTAGATACGTACGGAAGTTTTCCACTATTGGTAGCCGTTAACGAAACAGACATTGTGTCTGTTGCGACAAACTTGCGATTTTCAAGATTCTTAGTACCGACAATGGTAATAGAACCTTGAGCGTCATAAGTTCCACCAAAGGATACGCAGATACCATCACTATAAGTTGCGGTAACAACGAGTTGTCCTCTTTTGTTATCTACAACGCGCACAGAAATCGTATGTGTAATTCCATCAGGTGTAACACCGGGAATGTTTGCAGTTTCGTTTACAGTATATGTAAACAACTTCTCGTCATCATACCCACTGATAACATTTCGCATATCTGTTAATGTATAAGTAATTGGCTGGAATTCAAATTCTGCAACAGATTCACCAACGGGAATCACAACAGAAGCTGTTGCAGGAGAGGGAAGTTTACCATTGCCCGTAATAGAAACAGAATACGTGTCTGTATTCTTGAATACACGATGAGTTAGGGTCTTTATCCCCTCAAATGTAACAGTACCAGAAGCTTGATATACATTCACAAAATCAAGATTGAGCTCTGTATCGTTAGTAACAATTTCCAAAGCACCATCTCTGATTTCATCCAGAACGGTAACAGTAACCGTGTATTCTGTATCATCAATAGTGATACCATCACCGGACGTACTTGTTTCTTTAACTGTATATACATGTGTACCAATATCGTCCAACGTATAATTAATGGGCGGGAAGACAATTGCGGCACCTTGTCCGGATGCAGCAGCTTGGGCTGTAGAAATATTCTCTGCAACAACAGTATTGCCTTCTTTGATCTGCACCATAAATTCGCGAGCAGCCATGCTTCTGCCGTCAACAGCAATTGTTCCACTGAACACGACCCGACCAAGGGCAGAATAAGTATGAGAGAAATAAAGAGCGTTGTAATTGCTACTCTTTTCAATCCTTACTGTGCCGTCACCCATGTCTGTTAAAGTAATAGTAACCAAGTGTTCAGTTGGATCAATATCGACGCCACTGATTGTATGAGCAGTTTCTTTAATCTTGTAGACATATTCCTGCGTTGTTTCGCCTGTGGGAATATCTGTAGAGTTATAAAGAACCGTTCCTAACCCGTAGTGCCAGCTGTTACCGCCAGTAGGGTAGATAGTTGTAGTCGTTTCCAAAGGAAGAGGAGCCCCAGGCGTGACTGCAGAAATACTCAAAGTCACAGAGTCTCCTGTTTCAAAACGACGACCAGAAATAAATACAGCACCAGAGAACAGAGCCATTGAGAACATTGAGTCGATATCTTCCTGCGTTGCCGTATAAGGAATATCGTTCTCATCAATATAATCTTTAATGGACTGTTCACTGTTCAATGAAATTAAAAGATTTTCGCCGTGAAGAAATACGTCACCGATTTCGCCATTGACGGTTGTGACAACACCGTCACGGCCTTGGTAAGTCGGAACATATAAAGGTGTAATAGATCCGTCTACCCACGTTAAATTGATTTTTACCCATGTAAATTTGCCTTGTTCATATACGGGAACACTCGACCATTGCGAGTTTTCTGCCGGATGGTTAACTCCGTCTGTAGACACCTGATAGGAGAAAGAAACTTCTGACCCGCGTATAAGCTGTGCCATATTAGCAATTGCTTGCACCCATTGCGCAGGAGTTCCGTTAAAACCATTACGAACGGCAGTTTCATATAAAGAAACGGAACCAATTTCAGCAACTGATTCGTCTTGATATCGAGCGTAAAGCATTCCTGCTGTACCAGTGGATACGCCATCGCCTACCCAGATTTGTACTACGTCACGGTATACAGGCAAAAACTCACTAAAACTTGGATAAAAAGTAAAAAGGTCATTTGTCGCCATTTAATTCACAACCTCTCTTATATGCTGCATACCGTTCCTACCGTTCATTTCTTTGCTTGTGCAACGAATGTTTGTGACAGTAATAACGTTCACCTGAACGGTAAAGGAATAATCATCTTTAAACAGCAGTGATTCTTGTTGAGAAAGAGTTACAACGAATGAACTGCCCGTTCCTGAGCTTTCATTCGTGATTTGTCCCGGGTAAACATTTTTAATTAAAATGATTCGACCGTCTTGTCTATACGAAACACTTATTTTAGAAACGTCTCCGCGAGTTAACGGAATAAAAAACTTATGAGATATAGTTTCGCCAGGAATAAACATTATCATTCACTTCCTTTCTCTGAAAATAAAAGGGATGCAGCACACTGTTGAGTGTGCTGCAATCACTTACATATTTTTAAAATTATTGATTATAGTATTGTCGTCCTTGTGTGCGTTTGCACACTTTGCAATTAGTCGTTGGGGATAAATTCGATAAAATCCTCCAATGATTCGGCTACTGTGAATGGAATACCTTTAACCATTCTAATAATTGGCTTTTCAAATTCTTCAAGCTCTACGTCCATTTCATTGAGTTCTTTTATATCTTTGAAATAGGCATCGGCTTGTTCTCCTCTGATCATGCCGTCCTGGTCTGCAAACTCAGTATATTTACTTCTAATCACTTCTTCTCTTTCATTTTGAAATTCAACAAAATGGCGAAGCTTTTTCCTGAGTTGATACAGAGCCCACTGTTCTTTTTCGTTAAGTTCAGTGTTTGTAGATAAGGGTTCAATAATCCTATAAGTATTAACAATATTAATCTGTTTCATAAATAATCTCCTTATGGATAATAGTATACAGTACAAGGTACTTTTGAAACTGATGCTTCACATCTGGCTGTAACAGAAATGCTAGTTATACGCACATGTACACCAGAATATGTTCTTTGATATAACCTAATGTACATATCATATCCTTCTGAAGCAAGATTGTATGCAGAACCTGTTCCCTTTGAAGTAAACGTAATACTACATGTACGAGTAGTTCCAGATGATTCTATTATTGACACAGGAAGTCTTATATCATAACCAGTAGTTTCACTATTTTCTGTATCTTTTGAAGAATTAAAAGAAGAAAGAGTGATTCTTTTTTCTGACGAACCATTTACAGCGTATAAAGCAAGTTCCAGTACTGGTGCTTCATCGCTTTCACAAACGATTTCCAAGTCGTATGCATATTCGCCAGCTTCATCACCAAATGATTCAGTAGCATCTTTTGATAATAACATGTTTTGTGAAAATGATTTATTTCCTATGACTTGATATAAAATCTTTGCATCATAATATGGTCTTATAAGTACCCAGTCGTGCTTTGCGTTTTGTGTTCCAACGCCCATGTGAGATTCAATACCGTCGACTGTTTTGCGCCACAACTTATCTGTTTGTGTTTCATTTGGGTTCATAACAATAATATCATCACGAGCCCACATCTCTGTTTTTTCATTTGTTTGAGCGTCTGTGATTACAACACGATTACCTTTCATTTCGATACCGGCGTTTGACATATGAACATAGTTATTAGCATCAATGTCAAGTTTTATATATTTGCTGCCGGATACGGCAACACCATTGCTATCAATATCGATACCGCTTACAACGGCATAATTGTTTCCGCCGCCACTTATAGCAGATGATGGTATTGATCCTGCTTTAAACGAAATGCTGTTTGCAGCAGAGAAATCAATATTACCCGAAGAACCAACAGTAATGCCTGTCGGTGTGATATAAACACCACTGTTACTTGTGCCAACATCGGTGCATGAAATATTTATCTTACCGTTCGAAACAGAAAGTGCACTAATCTTAGATGCAGATGCAACACCTGCATTTCCTGAAGCACTTATAACAACACCAGTTGTAGAATCAACAGAAATACCTGCTTCATTTTTTATGGCTGTTGCTGCGTTCGATGTAGATGAACTAATAACTACACCGTTTGTCGATACTTTTATTCCAGCTTCGGTTTTTATTGCAGCTCCAGCATCTGATGTCGACGAACTAATAACAACACCATTCGTTGATACTTTAATTCCGGCAATAGATTTTATTTTATCAGCATTTATTGTGGTGCCAGAACTAACAATGAAACCATTGTTATCAAGTGCCATTAGCGTTCCGTTGGAATTGTTGGTTGCTCCAATATACAAAGATGTTGCTTTGACAGAACCTTTTATGTCTGCGTTTGTTGCAGTCAGTGCACCAGATTGGGCAACTTTAAACGCTGCACTAGATGCAGTTGCGTTACCTGCCCAGAAAGCAATATCTGAATCATTTGTAGTTTTAGCAATGCCCGTTTTATTACCAGTAATTGTTGTTTGTCCAATCGTCCATCCAGCAATAGAACCTTCTTGGGCTGTGATCTTACCTGAAATGTCTACTGTACCATCTTTTGTTGCTTTAACATAATGTACAACGTTATTAACAATGCCTCTGACATAGAACCCATCAGTACCAACATAGACACCTGTGTGTGTCGTATCTGACAAAGATTCAAGTCCATTTTCGTTGTATATATAAGCATTGGTTCCATTGGAGCCGACAACGAATGCATTGCCTTGGCTACCAATAATAACGCTTCCTGAACTTGTTAATTTTAAAGTCTTTCCAGAACTAATATTAATTTCATTATTGGCATTTATTTTGATCTTGCCAACTGTTCCATCCATCACAAATTCTGTTAATTTATTGTCTGGCGATCCGATGCTAACATGTCCTGCTGTTATATCAACAGTAGAAGTATTACCACTGAATACTACTTTAACCTTTCCTCCACCAAGATTAACACCATCAGATCCGATATAGATACCATCAACTGTAGTATTAAGTCCTGCGCCTTTAGAAGTTAAAGTGAAGTTGCCAGAAGAAGCAACGTTTAATTCACCATTGCTGGTAACATTAATGTTACCGCCTGTTAAGTTTAATTCGCCGCCAGAGATAATACTGATTTCTGCTGGGATAACATTTTGATTCTCATCGGTATATCCTGCTCTGATGTCGATAATAGCGTCAGTGGTATGAACTGTACCAGCAGGTCTTGATCCATCTTCAGTCGCAAATAACGTTAGTGCTTTATTGCTGCTTATTTCGAGCTCTTGACCGACATTGCTCATAAGCTTATCTACAGTAATAGACCCGGCAGAGATGCGTTCTGCATCTAAGTGACCTGTTATAATCTCATCTGCTGTCATACCATAACCTGTAGTAGCGGTACGCCATTGCCATGTGCCATCTTCGTTTCTGGAGTTTGCAACACCAAGTCCACGTCCGCCAAGTATCATAGCAGATAAGCCATCGGCAGATTCAAATATAATATTTCCTTGCGCGTCTGTATACCAATTGGAACTACCACCGTTTAAATATGCTTGGTTTAAAAGAATAGCTCCTTCTAATCGAGAACCACTTATGTTACCAGACACAGCTTCGTCATATTGCGATTGTTTTGAACTTATTTGCTTGGCTACTTCAGCGATACGAGCAATAACGTCAGTAAATCCATGTCTTGCTGCCAGCGTTAATTTGGTATCAATTTCAACTGTTGTTTTCCAGGGTTGATCGTAGCAATCTTCGATCTTGTCTATGTATGCCCAACAGTTTGTATGAATTTCATCATCTATTAAATGAGCCACGTCTGTAATACTTAAGATAGGCCATTCAACATCATGCTCCTCATAATAATGTTCGTTCTGAACACCAAACATATCAAGATATGTAAAGTCATAATCGATTTCAGGCATTGAAACTTGCCGAAGCATATCCATTGTATCATCATACAAACGTTTTTCATCACCTGTAACATAATTGGAATCTTGCCAACGACCATCTTTAATCATGTCACAAAGGTTTTCTGTTAATGTGTTTGTAGATGTTGTAATAACTTCTTGCGATGCAAGCAACGTTCCAAGATATGTTATATATGTTTGGTCTGCTAAGTCAGCAAACTTTTCCATAAGAGGATTAATACCTATTAATTCGTTAGGATCAGCACTTGGATTAACAGGATTCAAGATAGTATAGAATTCTTGATTAATATAGAATTCAGTATTGTAATTTGTAATTCTTACGTATCCGTTTGGATTCTGTACTGGCGATCCTAAACGAATAAATCTTGTTCTTGCAGGAGTTGTAAAAGTTCCTGTGCCACCAACCGATAAAGCACTAAGAAACTTTAAGTTTACATCATAAAAGTAAATAGCAGAATTTAAAGGCAAACTGTAACTGTATTGTTTGGATTCATATACTCTTATTGTTCCGCTTCTATATGTGGTTTTTGAATCTTCTTCGGCTCCTGTTGTAAGATTTATTGCACCAAGATAGAATCCCTTATCTGCAATTTCGTTTTCTGCTGGGTAAACAACAGTCTCGTATGGAATTGTATTTAAAGTAAATACGTTAGCTATGTTTCCGTCAGGAATAACATAGCCATGCACAGTATCTATTTTTAATGTGCTTGTTGTTCTCGCGTCTGTTTTGAAAGTCCAATAGAAAGCAAAATCAGTGGCAATAGCATAATTTCCTGCCGGAAGATTTACACAAGCATAAGTGTAGTACTCGTACAATCCTTTATATAACATATCTCTGCGTCTACAATAGTAAAACACTTTTGTAAAATGATCCGCAACACGCTGTTCGGCAGCTGATTCACATTTTACCCATGAACCATTTTCTCCGTGCCAAAGAGTTTTATACTTTAAATTGTAGAAATATGCGTTGTTTTGTACACTTGGTTGATCAACCTGTGCAAACAACCTTCTCCATGTTGTATCGCTTTTAGCTTTCCAACAGAAGTAGAAGTCTCCGACAATTGCAGGATCTTTGTGATATGCATATAACCATTCATACTCCTCGCCTTTGGGAGAAGGTCTTGTTGTGTTAGAGTCAGCATTCCAGAACTGAGTAGTATGCTTGTCTGTTTTATTATAAAGATTCTCTAACAAAGCTTCATCTTCTGAAAGTCTAGCTCCCAAAAGTCCGGCCATACTGTTGGTACAGAATAAGTAAACTTTATCTGTAGAAGACCATCTAAGATCTTTTGACCATACAGTAATAGCAGTAGGGAAGTTTCCGGTACTATACTTAAAGTCGGCAGGATTTCCATCTTCGCCTACAATTAGCGTAGAATTATTATCATAAATAGATTTCAGATATACTTTATCCCACGTTACAGGATTTGTGTTATGAATTACAAGCAATACACTTGGGGTTCCAGATACAGGGTCTCCGTTTGCCTGAAGCTTTGTTGCTACATGCCACTGAAAAAACTTACGGTCAGAAACGTCGTAATCTGTTCTGAAAATTACTCCGTTATTTTCTGTCGTGTCTATTGTTAATTTAACATATTCGTTATCCATTGATTGTTGCGATATTTTCAGCTTCAATAAACCTGTATTATGTTCGGCTATGCGGCTGAGTTCCTGTTCTCCCGCAATATATGCAGCCGCAGACTCTTCACTCGCCTGATACAAGACAGGCAGATCTCTTTGGAATTGCGCCACTTGTTGAAACTGTTCATCTGTCATTAAACCAACATCATAATAATACTGTAAACCCAGTAAATAAGGAAAATGATTCTTTTCTATCGAATATGCTGGATTTGATAATATTACATATAAGTCTGTTGGTTTATCGTATAATGGATAGGCTTTTTGTTTTGTCTCATTCCAGATATAAAGTTGCGAAGTCAAATCCATATCTGAATAAACAAGAATATTGCCTGCTGAAACATTTCCTTTGAAGAAGTGTTTTTTATTTCCCAGATCTTCGAAACAATATTCACTTCCAGTTGTAGTAACAGTAAACCTGTATTCTGAATGTTCGGCAGTTTGCAATGTACAAATACCAGTCATATCGCCATGAGACCCGTAAGCATATAATCTTGTTGCCATATTGTCTGTATTAGTCGTTTTTGAAAGATTATGCGTATTACGATTGTAACATAGTTCAATGACATTGTTATTGTCGATAAGTTCGTATGGTATTTGTTTTGGATCTATATCGTCAAATGGATTCATTGAGATAATATCAACCGTTTGACTATCCCCATGATAAATTGGCTTTGCGTCGAAGACATCGCACAACTGCTCGATAAATCCAAGAGCCCCAGTTCCAGCTTCACCGCTAATAGAACGATGTTTTATAGTTCCATCATCTTCTGTAAATGTTTCTACATACCCAACGTTCCATCCAGAACCTTCAAGAATAGTTGTTAATAATTGTTCCGCTGTTCCAACATTGTTTCCTTCATCGTCTGAAAACTCTAAGTCAACGTTTTTGTTTTTTAACGTTTGGGAAACGTGTCCTGCAGTAACAGTGACATTTTTAGAAAACCCACTATGAACAATTTTAGGTTCTGAAATAATAAACCAATCAGTTTCAGTATCTGTAATAGCTCTGATTTTATATTCAGCAATAAGATATTTCAGCCTGTAGTTCTCTTCTAAACCATTTTCGTTCATACAAGAGGAAGGAATATCAAACGTTAACTCTTTCCATCCGTTGCGTTCAGTCGTGATAACAACATTTGTGGCTTGTCCAGAAATATCCGATTGATTATCGTATAAATCACACACTGCGGTCTTGCTATAATCGCAGATACTCAAATAAAGCTTTCTTGTGCGTTGCACCCTTCCTCACTTCCTTTTACGCAAAAGTTGGTTTATAAGAAAAAGACAGTCTGGATAAATCCATAGTGTCATCTGGTATTATTTCAAGCTCGTTCATTTTTGTAATCATAGTTCTTTCAGAAACTACAGTTACTGAATGTTCAAGTCTTAAAGTCTTATTATCTATTTGTTCTATTATTTTATGCCATGCATTATTAATGTATATATAAAGACCTGTTGCATCTGTATATAATGTATTATACAAAGTAATAACATCATCTGTGCAATCTTCTACATATATATTTCGCACAGCCGGATAAGCAGGTTCAAGCTCAATAAAACCAGAATCATGATATAAGAAAGCAGGAGTAGGAGAGGTGTTAGCGCCAGAAGTATTTATAAGAGTTGTACTTCCATTAATACCATCTATATATACTGCTTTGTTTACATTTGTTGTGTGTGCCTTGTCCATAGCTATAAGTCTGCATTCTTGATTTGTTGTGTTATTACGAATAACAACGCCAAGTCCTGCATTTCCTGCAATCGTAATGCTAACTTGAGCACGTTCCGTCCCAGGGTTATTTAAAATGAGCGACGTGCGAGAAGATAAGTTTGTAAACGATGTGGCCGGAGCCATGTTTGCTTTATCAAATAAGGCGGTGCTTTTCATTGCAAACTCATACTTTTCGTCTGAAGCATTTGTTGCTGATGCCGCTAACGCATACATTGATTCGCTTCTTGCGTATGGATAATAAGCTTTCATTGTAATGGTAATTAAACCATTATAAAGATTAGAAATTTCTGGCGCTGGTGAACCTGTTACTGTTGCATAATAATAACACCACGGTCTTCGATCAAAAATAAGTTTTCCTGATTTTCCGAGTCTGAACAAATAATAAATTTGTTCCATGATACCTCTGTCTATAACAGAGTCTTGGAAATAACAACGGAGGTTAAATTCTTTTGGTTGTCGTGAGACACCGTAAAAATATCCGCCGTTATGTCCATCAAATGTTTCTTCATGCACATTGACATCTGAAGGCCTGTAAACATAAACATCTTCTTTCTCTGGAGCATAGCTTAAACCTAAGTCTGCAATGTCTATCCCGCAAAAGGAAAACCCGCCCCGAATATTGTCACAACTCACAAGTTCACCCCCTTTACAATAAAGTAGAAGGAGAGAGGATTGCGAGAATCCTCTCTCCTTTATGGTTATTTTCGAAGTGTCTCATTTTCAACAAAACAAAAAGAAATAATAACAATACGAAAATTACCATGCATAGTTGGCTAAATTAAGCCCGTCTTTTTGCAACTGTTTGGTAAAAGCTTTACCAACACGTTGCGCAAGGTCTGTTATATCTTGATTGCTACTTATCTGAGCTTCGTTGATAGTAACATTTACATCACCAAACGAAATATCGTTTCCATATTTAGCAGTATCTATATTACTCATACGAGGAATAGCAACATAATTAAACGTATCAAGAAGAGTTCGTAATAATTTAGTATCTGCGGCGTCAAGGAAAGACTCGGGTTTGGCTTTTGTTCCGTCTACCCACGCAAGACCTGTGTAATCTACAAGACCGCCTGTTGCATATTTCTTTTTTTCATCGTTGACAGGCTCTCCCCACGATTTCCATGGTGATTCTAATGTTTCTGTAGATTTGATAGCTTTTGAAAGATCTGCGCCTTCTGATGTATAGTTCTTGTTTTGATCACTGACAACATCAACAAGCCTACCCATTTTTGCAGCTTCTGCGTTGGCTTTTTCCATAGCTTCTTTCATGCTTGAAGCTTCAACAGAACCACCCTGACTTGTTGGATTTCCTCTTGTGTCTGTTGTTGTAAAATAATATGTTTGATTCTTCTTTGTTGTTCCACCAGACTTGTTTTGTGATTGAACTTGAGGTGTTGTAACTTTAGGTGGTTCAACATACCCAACACCAGCATAAGAATTCTCAGCTTCAATATCGTATAAATTTGTATCTCTGTTATACACTGAATCACTATACTGAGAATTAGTGTTATATCCTTGTCTATTGCTAATATCTCTGACATTAAACGTCCACGTTTTCATTTCGGAAAGCGTCTGGAGAATTTGATGTTCATCGTCAAATTCAGCGTTGTTAATCAAAGACTTCTCATAATCGTCATATAACTTACCCATCTGATACAGATAACTTTCTTTTTCTTTGTCGGAAAGTTTCAGATAGGAGTTTTGACTTGTAACGAGAGCTAGCCAACTATCCTTAGAACGCATGGATTCGTCAACTTCGTCCCAATAGGTAAGAAGTTCATCCTTCATTGTACGCCAAGTAGTATGCCAGTTTTCTTCCATCTGCTTGCGTTCTTCATCAGTCTTTTTAATATAATCTTCATTCTCAGCAGCATTCCATGCCATAAAGTCTTCAAAAGATCCACTCAAAAGAACATCAAGTTCTTCTCTGAAGTTATTAGCGTCAGAAAGCATCTCATTTAAGTCTTCTGAATAGTTATTGACATAAGTGTCATATGCTGCGATCTGATCGTCGATAGACTTTATTGTGGCGTTTACTTCTTCCGTGGCTACGTCCCAAGCGAGTTCTTCCTGGAGGTCAGCAATCTTCTTGCGTAATTCTGCCTGCTCTTTGGTGCGCGTCGTATCAGCACTGATTAAAACGAGCTGGTGTTGGTATTCTGCCAGTTCTTCGTACTTGTTTTCTTCATCAACTGCATTCTTACGAGCATTCAGACGTTCGTTAATAAGATTCTTTTCTTCTTGTAAAGCCTGTTTCTTTTTCTCGATGGTCTTCTTTTCAAGATCCCATTGATCCTGATAGTTCTTTCGAATCACAGAAAGAATCGAGTTCTCGATAGAAACAGTAGCGTTGAGCATATCCTTTTCTTTTTGAATTCTTTCACGAATAGCTTTATCTGCTTGCTGTTCAACTGCGATTTGAGCTTTACGAATAGCTTCTTGATTCTTCTCCTGTGCCAATGTGTTCTTTTCAATTGCATTGTTTGTTTGAGAAAGTTGCTCTTCCCATTTATATAGTTCGTTTGTAATGCGCTTATATAAATCGGGTTGATCTTTTACAAGATCTTGTTGTTCTTTTAGTTCTTCAATATAAGCTTCTATTGCATCTCTTGTGTTCAATAAAGAATCATGTTCCCAGCCAAGAGCTGTTGCATAATTTGTCAATTCTCCATTTGTCTGGTACTTTGTTTCTTCATACTGAATCATTTTCTGAGTATGTTGAGCAAGCTCATATACTTCATTGAACTTTTCTTGCTTTTCTTCAAACTTTGCAACATTAAGTTTATCAAGAGCCTCTTGATATTCGTTTCCTAAAGAAGCGATGCTTTCTTCGACTTTGCGGATTTCTTCCTCGAGGCTACGCCATTGCTGACTGCCTTTTGTGATTAACCCGCTGTTCTGAAGAGCAAGAAGATCTTGCAACTCGTCTTTTTGGTTAGCCAACGTCTGAGCAATATTGCGAGATTCTTCTCCAAGAATATTCTGATATTGCGCATAGTTCCTATCTCTATTGGCGGCTTTTTCTTCTTGTTGCAATAAAGCCAGTTCGTGCTCAAAGACAGAATCTTTATCTCCATATTTTTCTGTCATTTCTGTTATTAATGATTCTTCTATTGCCTGTTGATTAGAGAGCATCGAAGCTTCGTATTGAGCACTTGCTTCTTCGAGCTGATAAAGAGTTTTGATTGCATTTTCTCTTGCAGGATCGCTTTCTTCAAGAGCGTTGATTTGCTCTTTTAATTCAGCGATTGCCGCATCGTTCATGTCTTTAAGATTCTTGTTGTTTTCAATTGAAGATTTAAGCGCATTTTGATATTGATCATAATCTCTTGTACTTTCATACATCTGAGCAAACGTATCGAGCATTGTGTTTGCATGAGTAAGAGGTGCTTGCTGATTTTCAAGATCTCTTGCAATTTGAGATATCTTTGCTTCCTGAAGGTCAATAGTATCAGCAGCAACTTGATTTTCAAGTTCTGCGTTTTCTTCTCGCATAGACCAGATTTTATCTCTTGTTTTAATCCAGTCATCGCTATTTTCCTTGTATTTTAAAAGCAAACTTTCCCATTCTTCTATCTGCTTGTTATTTTGCTCAATCTGCTTCTTTGTCTCATCGATGGTCTGATTCATCACCGCTTCGTATGTTTCGAAGTTATTCATCTTTTGATAACGTTCAGCATACTTCGAAAGCATTGAGAGCGTATGATTTGTAGGCTTGTCTTCTATTTCTTGCTTTTGTTCTGTAATTTCAATTCTCTTTCCGTTAAGATCGTTGATAGTATTGTTAATTGACGCCATCGCTTCTTCAGCTGCATAAATGGCTTCTTTTAACTTATACCAATCATCTTCGCCTTCTTTTACTTTGGCAAGCTGTTCTTCCATCTCTGAGATGTTTTCAGCATATGTACTTCTTAACTTTTCTTGTACGTTTATTTCTTCATTAACAGTCTGCTCTTGTGATACATAGTCATTTACAAAGTCATAACCCTTTTCTTTTATTTCAAGCATCTTTGACTCGTGTTCAATTGCAGTAATCTTATGTTTATGCTTTTCAAGAAGTTTGTCAATTTCAGATTTGCCGCCACCGCCACCGCCGCCGGTTTTTCCGCTACCTTTGCCGAGGTCGTTTACAACGATAACTACGCTACCGTTCGCCCCGTCGCCTGAAACAACAGCAGACCATGTAACGCCTTTCCCAGCAAGCGCAGACGCTATAGCTTGTATTCCTTGTTGAGCTTGTCCATCTAATTGTCCAGCTAATTTGCCAAAGTCTAGATGAGCTTCACCATCAACTATTGAAGTAAATTCACCAAGCGAAAGACCTTTCGATGCAAGCTGAGCTGTAACATCGCCTGCAATAGCATCCCATTCTCCCTGGATTGCGGATGCAAGCTCTTGCTTATCTGCTTCTTCGAATACTTGTAAATCTTTTAAGGCATTTTCTTTATCTTTTTTTATTTCGTCTTTATCTTTGCCCAACATTTGAACAAGTTCATCAGATATTTTTCCACTATTTTTGAATTCTGTTCTTGCCTTTTGGCGTTTTAAAACATCGGAAACAGTTTTATTATAGTTTGTTGTAGCTGTTGCAGCTTCTTTTGTGTTTTTACTATTTTTCTTTAATCCGGCATTATATGCATCCATATATTTGCCGTTTGTTTTAAGTTGCTGTCCAGTTTGGGCAACATTATCCATAAAATCATCGTGTGCTTCTGCGGCCTGCTCAACACTTGCGTAAATACCTTTTATGGCTTTTTCTGCATTGGCATACTCTTCAGTGCCCTTTTGGAGCCCTGAAAGTTGCGCCATTGTAAGACCATATTGTTCAAGTTGTTCAGAAGCAGAAAGCCATTTATCAGCACCTTCAACTCCAGAAGTATAATCAGCGAAAGCACCTATTTTATCTTGCTCTCTGAGAGATCCAATTCCATTAGCAGAGCTGCCAATACTTGCAGCAGCAATAAGCTCTTGAAGCTTTTCGAATCTTTGAATATCTGTTAAACCAGATATACCAAATCCAGCATTTTCAAACAACAACGCAGCATAATCAGCGTTATATTGGGTAAGACCCTCATACGGGTTGAATTCTTCTGGAGCAGTAGGCACACGACCATCATGGTCTTGTCTCCACTTTTTTTTATCACGACTATTTAATGCATTATACTCGTCATATTCTGTTCTTGCAGTTTCCCATTTATCATAGTTATTTCTGACGGTCTGAGCAAGTTCAGAATTGCCAGTAATTTCTGCAAGTGCTTCATAACCCTTTTCTTCGTCAGCTTTACTAATAGAACCATTCAAGAAACTAGTAGCATATTGATAAGTTTCGCCAATAGATTGAACTGGTTTTACGTTGTTATGTTCGTCAGATATTCCTGCAATTAATTCGGCAAGAGAACCTAATGCAGACGCTAATCCTTCACTGGAATCTTCTATGTTCGAAAAATCTAACTTTCCATCTTGTCCGATTTTAATGCCAAGCTTATCAAATTGTTTACGTAAATCGTCGGAAGAAGAAAGAAGTTCGCTCCAGTTTTTTACGTCTGAATCATTAACAGCAGTTGCTAAATCAGCAACAGATTTAATGCTACCATTAGTTAATGATTGATAAACAGCATTTGCGGCAACAGCTTGTTTGTTGTTTTGCTCATAGTTTAGTCTACTATACGTAAGTGCACCTGCTGCTGTACTTAAATCATAGTCTTCTTCTGTAAAAGTAGGCTCGTTACGACGTTCGTTGTCAGAAGCCCTCTGGAGACTATCAGAAATTGCTAAACCTTTAGCTTTTCTTTTAATAAGTTCGCGTGTGTAAGTTCCAGCAACAGAAAGTCCAGCTTCGTATAGATCTGCAGTTTCGTTTGAATATTCAAGTTCTCCGGAAAGAATTTTATTTAAAGCATCTTGAGATTCTTTCTTTGTAAATGTTTGTTTTTCTGTACGAAGAGGATTTACTACATCAATATCTGGAACTCCAGCATCTTCATAGTGTCCTTTTCCAATAAGACTTTCTCTTCGTTCAGTCTCGTCATAATCAGCATAAGAAGAACCTTCCTTATAGACTGTTCCGTTTTCATCAACGGTATATCCTTTGGGAAGAATATAATCACTAACCCATTTATATCCTTCTTCTTCTGCTAGAGCGTCGAAAGCTTCTTTGTCTTCAGCAAAATCGCGTTCTGCGGATAAAGACTTTGCTCTTTCTTCTCTTTGTTGGGAACTAATACGCTGAGCCTCTGCCTTCCAGTGTTCTGTGTTGTTTATTACACTGGCTTCAGAAGCACCTGTTAATTGCATAATAGCTTCGCGCTGTTGTTCTTCCGTGCCAGAAAGCATTGCTGCTAATTGACTTTCGGAATGAATATCCTGTCTAAGCTTTACAACAGCTTCAATTTCAATTCTTCCACCTTTTTTGAGTTTTTCAATTGTAGCCGTTGTACCTTCAAGCAAATCTCCTGCTTCTTCAAGTTGCTGAAGTCCTTCAATTTCATATTTTATTTCTGCATTTTTCTGGAAGTTATCAAGAGAAGTTTCTAAATCCTTAAGTCGTGCAACATCATCATCATCAAGCTTTTTCCCTTTCGCTTGAAGATCTGCTTGTTTTTGCAACAAGGCAGAATACTCACCCCAGTTAGACCATTGAGACATATATTGATCTGCCAAAACAGTTGAATATCCGCCTTCAGTCCCGTATGTTTTATTTTTTATTGCTTGACGAACATCTTTAATTCCTTCAAGTTGTTGTCCTGCCGTTAAAGAAGTAAGACCATACATACGGTTTTGAAGAACTTGACCAACGTATTTTTTCTCTTCTGCTGTTAAAGCTTTGCCACCTGTGCTTGCTTCAATAACACGAGCATACATTTGATCGCTAAGAGCTTCTTTAAGATATGTCATCTGTTCAGGAGAAACAAAACCAGTTGTAAGATCTGGACGAGATGCAAGGAAATCTTCCTTATTTGTTATTACGTCGCCAAATTCTCTCTGAACTTGCGTTTTTGCTTGTATCCTATCTGTTTCGGGCATTCCCTCAACAGCTTCTATGTCTGCAATACGTTTTGTATATTCTGCAACACGTTTTTCTTTTTGATACTCCAACCAAGCATTATCTTGCGCTGAAATCATCTCTTCGGAAGAAACAAACCAACCATTATTAATTAATCCATTATAGGCTTCTTGTGCTAGTTCTGCCTTTTTTTGAGTTGTTAAATTTGCAGCTCCACGAGTTAAACTTAAACCTTGCGTTGTATGTAAAAGTTGATCAAGAACCCCTTCTGGATTTTTAAACGTTTGAGTCTTTGGATCATATCCAGCTGCTTCAAGTATTCTACTAATATCACCATTAGCCCCAACAGTTTGCCACGCAAGCTGTGCAGTATCATTTGAGTTGATATAATGCATAAAAGCAACAAGATCGTTTATACCTTCTTGTTTGTATACACCAGACTGAATAATTCCAGTAATATAATCTGCATCAACTTTTGCTTTGTTTTGAGTCAACCAGCCTTTGTCGCCATCATAATTTAACGCTTCAATAAATTTGTTTTTATACACAACAAGCTTAGACGCATCTACATGGTTTTCGTCAACAGTAATTGCGTCTTCTGCAAAAGTAAATAATTCTTTGCAATATTGATCAATTGCAGAAACGGCATCTTCATAAGTGTCGTACCATTGGTCTTTCCACTTGTAACGTACTCCACCTTCTGTTGGCAATTGAGAAATATCTGTTGCACCATACTCTGCAAGAGTTTCTTGCATAAGTTGATCCATATTGCTTTTTAATGCTTCTTCCAAAGTATCATAGTATGCTTCAGTACCAACATTATAAGAAGGTGTTTTAGTGTACGTTTCTAATAATGTCATCTGTGCTTCTGTTTTGGCTTGACTTAATCTAAATTTTTCTTCATCGTTACGGTATGGAGCATTATAATCAACTTGCACAAACGGATTATCGTTTATGAAATCTTCATATGATATTCCGCCTTGATTTTGCCACCAAGAATAAATTTCCGCCAAACGATCTGGTATGTCTTTTGCCCAAAAATCCTGAGTATCAAGTCCGGCTTTTTTAAAACCTTCGAACATAATGTTCTCATAATCAATTCTGCGAGCATTAGCTAAATCAGCTTTTGTTTGACCAAAACTAGTATATCCATTTCTATCTGTATACTGATATAGTTCTGGATTTTCATATAACTGTCTGAATTCTTCTTCAGAATATCCAAGACCATTTTTATCAATATATAAATATTCTGGAGTTCCATACTTTTGAGTTCCAAGAGTCATTGCATTTTCTTTAAGATGTTGCAATAAAGCATCTTGGTCTTCTTCTCCGAATTTTCTTCCGTATACGGTCGTCAACTGTTCTTGATGTAAAGTCTCTATTTCTTTTTGAATGTTCGAATCTATTACTTGTTGTTGAAGTGCCTGTTCTTGTGATTTTGCTTTTTCTGCAAGTGCTTGATTTGTATATGTCTTGCCTTTATAAGTAACAGCAGCAGCACGTTTTTCTGCTTCTTCTGCTGAAATATATTCATTATGAACAGGATCGTAAAAATAATCATTTACTCCGATCTTTTCAAGCCCAGCTTCAGTTTTTTCTTTTTCTGTCCAACCACTCTCTTTTAAGTAGTCTTTGGAGGCACTTTTTATTGATTCTGGAGTATTATCAGTAGTATCAAGCTTTAAGGCATTGTTTAGCACATGACCATATGCAGCACCCATTTCCATACCATTATTAGTTAGATTTAACACTTGATCTGCTGCATGTTTTGCCATTGTTTCGGCCTGATCCTTTGTTAGTTCAGGGTTAAATTCAGAAAATTCAGCAGAAAAATCAGATTGTATTTTTTCTCTTTTTCCGCTTTCTATTGAGTTATTTTTTTCCCATCTTTGGATAGCATAATCAAGAGCTTCTAATGGTAGATTACTAACTTTTTTGCCTGCATGTGCATCGCCTAAATAACTTTCCCATTCTTCTTGTCCCCAGGAAGTATATCCACCTTTTTGAAGTTCAGAAAAAAGTTCTCCGTTTGTAGAAGAAACTTCACTAACAGCTTGCATCATTAATTGAGCAAGTCTTGGACGATTTTTTGTCCAAGAATAATCCATTAAATCTGGTTTATCTTTACCAACAGCTTTACGTATTCCTGGAGCGGCCCAATCAATAAAGTTGCCCAAAACAGGTACAGAATCCCAATTATTTAAAGCTGCACCTATATTTTTTTGAAAAGCACTTTCATTTCCATCGTAAGAAAAACCAAGAGTAGATGTATTAAGGAAGTGTTGTATATCTACATGTTTATTACCACTTGCATCTGTAACAAAAAAATCTTCGATATACTTACTGTCCATTACGCCTTTTTTATCTTGTTCATCTTCATATTCTTGTATTTCTTTTGCAGCTGTTGAAGCCCATTGTCCAGATAAATCTTTAAGATTTTCTATTCTGTTTTTTTCGTTTTCTGTTTCTGCTGTTTTTAAAGCTTTAGCATAATCTAAAGTACTTTGAGCAGCACTTTGAGCAGAAGAAGAAACTGAATCAAGAGCTCCTACAAATTCATTTAATTCTGGAACGTTGAGCGCACTTGATACTTCGGAAACTAAAGATTTGTATTTTTTATCTTCCTCTGAAGTTCTTTTATCACCTTTTGCTTCTAAAACTTTTGCTTCTTCAATTTTAGATTTTATACTACTGTAGCGATCATTTGCTATTGTTGAAGCTTTTTCATATTGTTCTTTTTGACTTGACCCAGATCCTAAAGAGTTAAGAGTAGAACCAGTAATAAACGCTCCGGCAAGTCCGCCTGCAATCAACGCCAAATTACCACTGGCTACACCAGCCTTAAAGAGTGTAATAGCTGCAAGCATAGGCAACACAGCAGCAAGAACACCGTTTAATCCACCTACAGATTTAGATAGACTATCAACACCTTTTATGATATTTGACAATGTGTCTATAAATCCGGTTAACGCATGACTATCAACTAAATCAGACACAAGTTCATCAAATGTGTTTTTTAAATTTGTTAAAGAAGCTTCAAGACTTTCTACGTAAATTTGATATTTTTGATCTGTTATTCCAGAAGACTCTCCTATTAAAGACATATATTCGTCAATTTTGCCTTCTGACATTCCTTGCATAATTGCAGAGAAGTTAGAATACTGACGAGTACCAGCAATAGCAGAAGCTAAACGTTGTTGTTTTGCATCAGAAAGGCTATCCCATTTCTGAGAAAGCTCATAAAGCACATCAAAAGAAGAACGTTTTTCACCATTGATGTATGTTTCAACGCCTTCTTCTTTTAATAGCTTTGCAACAGCAGAACCAGAAATAGCATTACCATTTTCGTCATAAATAAGCTCGTTTGTACCGATCTTATTCATACGACCAAAAATAGTATTTAACGTACGACCAGCAACGTTGCCGCCAATTTGAGTTGTAGAAGTAATAGCTGTAAGCATGGCTGCAAGCTGACCAAACGTTGTTCCATCAGCAGCCGCAGCAGCGCCAGCTTTTTCAATACCTTTTTCGATTTCCGAAGCATTAGTAGCGGCGTTATCGCCAAGAGCAGTAACAATATCTGCCGCAGTTTCAGGATCAGAAACTAATCCAGTATTCATAGCAACTGTAATAAGTTTTGTTGCTGCATCTATTTTTGTTCCTGAAACTTTAGAGAATTTAGAAACAACATCCAAACGTTCGTTTACTTCTTCGTCTGATAAACCTTGACGATAAAGAGTTGCTGCAGATTGGCTTATTTCAGAGACAGATATTTTTAATTGTTTTGCTTTGTCAATTAATCCATCACCAATTGCAGACATCTGTGAATCAGACTTTAAAGTAATCATCTGAATAGTTGTCATTTGCTTGTTAAATTCTTTTACGAATGTTTTAGCTTCGTTAAGAGCTTTTCTAAAAAGTTGCATTCCAAGACGACGAACTACCATATTTACAGAGTCGCCAACAGATTTTACACCAGCCGCAAACAAATTTTGAGCAGGAGTAAATTTTTGCAATTCATTGCTTGCGTCTGCTGCTGCCTGTTTATATCCTTGTAATGCAACCTTAGTTTCTGCTATCTTTTTAGGGTCTGTTTCTGTTTTTAGTTGTTTTTCAATGTTGGCTGCATTATGTTCAGCTGTTTTCTTTTGTGTCTCAAGTTCAAATCTTCTATCTTGTTGTTGTTGATAATATTGAACAAAACGACCAGCATTACCATATCTATTACGATCAAAACGTTGATATTGGTACTCTCGTTGACGTGCAGCCATATCATTTTGATATTGGAGATTATCAAGACGTGTTTGATGTGTTTCTCCTATTTGTCTTTCATAAGTTTGGCCATATTGTTCTGTTGCTGCTAAAATATCATCCATATTTTTCTTTGGGTTAATTTTAGCATAAGCCGCAGCGAACTCAGCCATTTGTTTCATTTTGATAATCTCAGGACTGATTGCTGTTCCAGTCATCATTGCGTTTAATCTAGCTTGATCATAATTTGCTTGAGCTCCAAGCAATGCAGTTAACTGTTCATTTCCTTTTAGTGATTCAAGCATCTCAGCTTGACCAGTTAATGTTTTATCTCTTTGTGCAAAAATACCTCTAGCTTGATCAGAAAATACATAAGAACCATTTTCAGAAGTTCTTGTTGCACCCATTTTTCTATATTCTGCAGCTTTTGATTGAAGAGCGCGAGTAGAAGCATTTATATTTCTACCTTTTAATAAATCGTATAAAATATTTTCATCTTCTGCTTCCTGTTTTATCTCATCAAGCATATCTTGCTCAAACTGAGAAAAAGAATCTGTAACCAGATTTCTTCTGCCTTGATAAAATGCTTCTCTTTCTTTGTGTCCTTCAAGAGCAGCTTGGGCTTCTTTGATTTTTTCATCACGATAGGCTTTACGTCTTGAGTTATACTCTTTTTTAGACTCATTTTCTTTGCGTTCTGGATCTTTATAAATAGAATGGAAGATATCACTTACAGTTTCCTTATCTGCTTTAGCTTGATCTTCTTCGTTATCCATTATTCTTGCAATGCGTCCAGTTTGTGCGTTGTACAAATCATCGCTTTTATAAACTTCATCAATAAGACTCAAATCTTGTTGGCGTTTTCTGATACCGGAACGAAGTCTTGAAATAGCACTGCCTTGTCCTGCTGCAATACGATTATAATCGCCGGACATTTGATCTGGCATTAAATCAAAATACTTTTGTCTTAGTTGAACAGATTCAGCCATTTGACGAGATGCCTCTGCTTGCTGTGCGTTGAAATGAGTCTCCATCATTGCAACGTCAGCAGCAATATCTCCAGAATGATTGCCCTGATAATACTTTAATAATGTTTGATAGTCTTCGTTAGAGAAAACACTACGAGCATCTTCAATGTTTTTAGTAAAGCGATCTTTTGATTGATAGTCAAGATTATAAAGGTTAGCTCTTTCTCTAGCATTAAACGACCTAATATTATTTAATGTTTCACGATCTTCTTTGTATTTTTCAACTAAGAAAGATTTATCTTGATCAATATAATTTCCTTCTCTGTCTTTTATGCCCGTATGTCCAGAAGAAACTTCTTGAATTTGTCTTAGTGCTCCAGTTGTATCTTCTTCAATATATTTCTGAACATCTTTTGTTCTAACACCTTGAATTTCTTTTTCTTCTGTTTCTGGCGCATAAGTTGGTCTTTTCCCTTGAACTATTCTGTTAAATACAGGCTTAATATCATTTGGAAGCTGGTTGATAAAACCTTGTCTTGCGGCAACGGCTTCGTTTTGCATTCCTTTTTCAATCCACTTAGCAACTGCGTCACCAAGCGCCATAGTGTAATCTGCTTGTAAAACGGCATTATTTTTGTTGCCAAACAGATCTACAGTTTCAAGATTTTTAATATTAGACGTAAATTCTTTTGTCTTTTCATTATAGTTTACATATTTAGCATATTTTTCATAATCTTTATTGCCAGTCAAATAATATTGTTTGCCAAGCTCTTCAAGATTGTGTGCATAGTAAGCAGTTTGGAATAAAGCATCTCTTTGTCCATCTGGACTTGATTTCCAGTCAACGATAGTAATTCCACCGTTTGCATCTTGTTTAACCATATCTGGTGTGAAGTATACACCAGCATCTTGCATTCTTATTTCTCCGGTTTTTGGATCTTTTACATATCTTGGAAAATCAATAACGTTCTGACCGTCTCGACGAGGCACATAATATACACCATTATGTCCTGCTTTTCCTAATGCTTCTTCCTGAACAATATTGCCTTCTTTATCAAGTCCAAAAGATGTTCCTTCAGACATTATCATATGTTCGCCAAGATTTTGAAGGCTACGTTCATAATATAAACTAGCAACATCTTTTAAAGATCCGTTGTTAAGAGCATACAACTTAGAAGATAATTTTTCAGCGTTTTGTCCGGTTGCTATGATTTGACCGTATTCGTCTAGTCCAAAAGATACTTTAGCTCTTTGCTGAGCTTCCCTTTGTTCTCTGGTTAAAACTCTTTTACCTTCTCCGTTTTTTTCACCTAAAAGATAATCAAGCAAAGCATTATTTGCTTGTTCTAAAGCTTCTTCTTGTGTTGCAGCTCTGTCGTTTTCGCCTCTGAAAGCACGAGCTCTGCCATATGTGTCCATAAAAGCATGAGCAGCGCTACCGAGTAAAGCATGGGCTTCCAGTGCTGGTTCAGCTAACGTGGTTCCTGTAAGAATTCGTCTTGCAACCTGAGCTTGTTTAAAATCTCTATCTTTATCAAAATTAATAGTTACAGGAACTGTATTATTATCTTGAACTTTTTGAACTACTGTTTTGTTTGGATCAAGCGAATCATTTTGAATAGTTTCTTCTGGTTTTACCTTTATTCCATATTCAGAAGGAGTTCCTTCCAAAGATACTGTTCTGACAACTGGTATAGTCATATTGCCTTCTGTAAAATATTTGGCATTTGACCAATTAAAACCAGTATATCTATGAGCTGCATCTATGCGCTCAAGCATCAGTTCTCTATTTGCACTTGTTATATTTTTACCGGTTTGTTCTTTCATAAGTTGATCAAATTCAGATTGTTGAAGTTGTTCAACTTTACGAAGATCTTCTTTTCTTCTTTGTTCGTAAATAACAGCAGCAGCTGCAGCTTGATTTTTGGTAGTATATTCTTGATTTGTAACTGGATTATTCCAGTTATTCATCATGTTATATTCCGAAATCGCATTAAGATTACTATCTGTATATCCAAGAAGACTTTCAGTGTTAATAGCGTTTCTGGCACCAATTTCCATTTCTTGCATTCTGGCAACAGCTTCAGGATTAATATTCTTCTGTTTATATTCCAACATTTTACTTTGAAGCTGATTTAATAATCCTCTGCCTTCGGTAAGCTGTTCTGTTGTAGTGATTTGATATCTACCAGTTAATTTACCGGCTACTAAATCACCATACCAATTTGCTAATTTCTGTTCTTCCGGTGTGGCATCAGCATAACGAACTTTATTATTTGCTTCGATTTGTTCTGCAATGAAATCAAGCGCACCAACATCCATACCGTTAATAGCTTTAGCAGAATTAAGAATACCAGTACCTATTTGATCTACATATGTTGGCAAACCATATTTGAACAAATCAACAGAACCTAGCTTCTCTCCGCCTTCCGTTGCCGCTTGTAGGTCTTTTGTTAAACGTTCAATTGGCTTTCTTGTCCCAATTGCTTCTTGTACTGCTTCTGTTGGAGATGAAAGACGTACATCAACTTTTTTTGCCATATCAATACCTTTTTGATAGGTATCGTTAGCATAGTCATCAATTTCTGCAAGGTCTTTTTCTGAAAAAAGACCCATTCTAAATGCTTGTCCTATTTTATAACCAAGACCAGTTGGCCCCATAGAAGCGTTAAAAGCTCTGTCTGTTATTCCCGCAAATTGCAAAGCGTCTGCTTCAATTTCATCATCTGTTTTACCTTGAGATTTAAGCATTGCTTTTCTTTCAGCAAGACGTCTATTTGCGATTTCAATTACTTTTTGATTTCTACGTTCTGTCCTTGCTTGGAATTCTTTGTCGTCTTTTAATGCCGTATTTGCCCAAACAAAATCTCCATCAAAATCGCCAGTGTTTAAATCATAAAAATCTTCTATGTTAAACATAGCAGAATCTTTAGTTAAACCATATTGAGATGTAACACCTTTACGAACAGGTTTCCCAAAGAAGTTTGCACCAGGCGCATAAGGACTTCTTGTCCAGTTAACAATTCCATCTGTTCCAACTGTTGCAGCAACTACTTGATGTCTTCCTGTTTTTAAAAGACCGGCTTGTCCCGCCGCGTCATGACCAGTAATATCGTTTCCAATAGGATTGAATACACTGTAAGGGTTCGGAGTTGCGACCAGCATTTGTGATTTCATTCCTGTGCTTTCTGGAAAATATCCATAACCAAGAAGCTGTTTCTGTACAAGATTTTGTTTTTCAGCAGCAACACGGGCCTTTATTCTAGGATCTGTGTATAATAAAAGATTATTTTCTCTAACCCGAACAGAATCAATATCGTTTCCAGAAAACATTCTTTCAATGATTCCTTCGTCTGTAGACATTTGTTTAAATGCTTTTATATAATTTTCAGACGAACGTCTCATCATTGCAGGAGTCATCATAACAGAAGACATATAAGCAGGAGACCAAAATTGTTTATCTCCAGCATAGTTTTCTGTATCTTTCATTAAGCGAAGTCCGAGTCCTATTTCTGGGTCGCTCATCATTTTCATTAATTCAGTCTGTTGTGCTGTTGTAAGTCTTACCATTGGACTTACGCCCTCTTTTCCAACAGTAGACCGATCTAATATTTTCTTTTGATGAAAAGCGGAATTTGGTTTATCTTCTACCGCTTTAACAATTTCATTAAACTGTTCTTCTGTTATTCTGCCTTTTTTCATTCCAGGAGCTTTAATGGTTGTATCTGCTAATAATGCTCCGTATTTTTGATCCATGACGTCAACAAACATGTCGTCGCGCCATTCTTTGAACGTTTTACCATCAAAATCAAAAGTTCTACTTATTTTTTTCCCTTCGTTGTCTCTGTCTTCATATGTGACAGATCTGGCGTCAGAAGACAAACCCGCTTTAACAGCAGCACGATATGCTTTGTAATCGTCTGCTGTTGCGGACATACCAGGCATAAAGAAGTGATAGCCAGTATCTCCTTCAAACTCTCCGCCTTTAGTAGCGAATTCAGCATCTTGGAACCATTTTCTCCAATCAAATCTTTGTGCTAAGAATTTAGCAGGTCCCATTCTTGCTTGAAAGTCTTTAGAATAGACACTCTTGTCGATAAATCCGCCACCGTCAAAACGTTTGTTATCAGGTGTTCCAAGCGCATCATAAAATGCACCAAAATTAATAAGCGCTGATGTCGGAGTTTTGCCGCCAAGCTCTTCTATTGGAAGAGAATGAGAAAGAATTTTATTTCTTGCATCATAAAAACGAGCATATGCTCCTAATCCTGTTTCGTTGTTCTCAAACGGTCTACCCGTAGCAGGATTAATCAGTTTGCTTCCTTCCATTTCGCTGAAGTATTGAAGCATAGGCATAATGCCTCTTTTTTTATCTTCAGCTATCATGCCTCTATAATCAGCAGACGGCATGAACATCATAGTTCCGCCGCCTGTTGTTTTTCCTGCAAACGCTCTGTAAGGAACATAATCTGTTTTAGTTTTTCCTGTAGTTGTGTCAACCGATGTAACAGGAAGATTTGGTTCAATGTCGCCCCGATATAGCCCATTTATAAGCTCTTTTGCATCTTTTGGGAAAACAGCTTCTCTTGAACCGTCTTTTCCTGTTTTTGTGAACTTAATATTTCCCCACTTATCTTTGTCTCTAAATTCATTTAGATCCATACTGATAATAAGAGGAAGTCCACTCTTTGCCTTATCTTTTTCGTCAAATCCATATCCAAACGTACGATCTTCAAATTTTGCACCTTCAGACGCATGACGAGCTATTAATCGATCAAGAATAGGATTTCTGCCCATTGTAATAAATTCATCAAATGGGTTATCTTGAATACCTTTCTTTTGCCACGAATAATCAAGATTTGGTTGATATTCAATTTGTCCGTTTTCTTTATTAAGACGCTTAACAGTAAGCATATTACGTCCGTTCTGATTGCGGACGACCATTCTTGGAATATTTATTAATTCAGGAATACTTAAAGCTGGATTATCGTATTCACCAACAATAGGATGTTCATAATATTGGTTTAAATCTTGTTGAAAAGTTGTTCGTTTGGTATATCCAGAACGATGATATGGATTTGCATTAGGTCTCATATCAAGACCAATTAAACGATCTGCTTCTCTGATTCTACGACCATCTTTTTCAATTAAAGATGTTGCTTCGTATGGATTGTTTAAATCTCTAAAATACTGAGGAGATCCTTGTGCTGCACGTTTTCTTTCACGAACAACATAACCACTAAACTGATCGAGCATATCGTCTTTTGCAAAACGTTCTTTGATAAAACGATATCTACCATCGGACAAAGTAACTAAACCCGCATCTTGCGCAGCTTTAAAGGCTACACTGTTTCCTCTTAAAACTTCTTGTTTTATACCTTCATAATAATCGTGTCTTTTACCTCTATCTGCGCGACGAGTATTTAACGGAGTTACTTCTTCATTAACATAACGTCCACCGTTTATATAAGCATTCTTATATGTATCTTTTACAACATCGGTCGCAAAAATACGATGATCTGGTTCTGTAATACCAGCATGTGTAAAAGCTCTTTGAACATCTACCCTGTTAGCACGTTGTGTAGATGTTTTTATTGCAGCTTCGATAACTTGTTGTCTTGCCTTAGCATCAGTAAGTCCATAACCTTCAAGTAATTTGGATATATGCCTATAATCACCAGCATCCCTTAACAGTTCAGCTGCAAGTTCTTTATCTGGTAATTCGGTGTGTCCCTTTGTAAACATCCTAGAAATAGCAGGATTTACAACAGAAGAGATTTCACGATGATTTCGAGCATATATTTCTCTTGTACCTGAAGACATCTGAGACACAATTTCAGAAGCCGCTTTTAAATCTCGTGTATATTGCATTAAGCTTGCAGCAGAAAAACGTATAGAATTATTAAATCCTGTTTTGTTAAAGTCTCTTTGCGCTGTTTCTCCTGCTGTTCTTACAAAGCCAGTTAGACTTGTTAAAGAAGCTTTCATTCCAGACACAAGAGAATTCATAGATTCTTGAATCCCTTGAGGTAAAGAAGTTGTTATTTCTTTAATACTTTCAAGAACGGATTCTGCTCCAACAACAGAATTAAGCATGTATGCAAAAGATTGCTGTACATCGTTTTCTCTCATAGGAGCTTCTATTTTATTATCGTCTATTTCTTTCTTTGTTGCCATGTATTCACTTTTTAACGAACTCATTTTTGATGTAAAATCAGATATATCGGCACCGATGCCAACAACGATTTGTTCAGGCATAATATATACCTCCTTCTTGAGAAAATAAAATATCTATAATAAACATAAAAGCTTATAGCTTTGTATGATAATTACAAAATAAAAGAATGGGGAGCGTTTTATCGCTCCCCAATAAATTAAGTTTCCTTAAACTTGTCCCATTCTTCTTGATCTTTTAATCTTTGAGCTTCATGATTTGTTTTCATAAACTCGGTTACTTGTTTAACATAATCTGTTTCTTCTGCAAGAATTGCAGGATCAACCTGCGCTGAAATTAACTCATACAGCCACTCAATGACAACGTTTTTCTTAGAATTAATCGTATTACGTTTTTCAACTTCAAGCCTAAGTATTTCATATACATCACTCAACGTAATTTCAGCATCAGAAATATCTTGAAGTTTAATTTCATTATCACGTAAAATGATAGGCCAAGTTGGTTCAAGATAAAAAGAACCATTATCAGCTTGTACAATAGTTAAATCCGAAACTCTTTGAACATATTCAGATAAAAGCATATTGATCCTCCTTTTCTCCGATTAGCTTAATACAATTACTGCTGAGTTTGTATACCGCATAGGAGATTCATCTAAATAAAATAAGTTTTCTTCAAAAGTAACATCTGTAATTTCCTTAAAGTCGCTAATCACCGGAAGATCCATCGGCATCTCTTCTAATTCTTCAATTAGATCCCGAACTGTCATTTGTTTCACCTTCTTTTTTCCAAGGGAAGAGAAACTTAAACCAGCTCTTTTTTTCTTCAGGAACAATGCCTAATATTTTCTTTGGGTCTTCTTCAACAACCGTTTTAACAATTTGAACTTGTTCAACAGGTTTTTCGATTTTCTTCTCTTCAACTTTAGCAACTTCTTTAAGTTTTTCTGCTTCTTGAGCTAAACGAATTTCTTCTTCTTCAGCCTTCTTGTCAAAATGATAAGGCTGACGGGGATTTAATTCGCAAAGTTTTTCTGCCCACATAATCATCTTGCGTCGATTAATTTTGCGGTCAATGTCTCCACGCTTCCAAATGTTGTAACATTTCTGCATTTGGAAGAATGCTTCCATTTCTTCAGAATTATCTGGAAAAGGATTCTTAGGATCAAGTTCAAGCCAGCATCTTGCACCATGCTCCATTTGATCCATATTGTTGTTTGCATATCCTTCTTTCATTTCTTTGAACATGCAATACATTTGATTGTTTACGTTCATATGTTATCAACTCCTTATATTGGCAATCCTTCTGCCCAGCTAATATCACCAAGCTGCTTCTTGATTGCTTGTTCTTGAGCGGTTTTGCTCTTCGTGTCAATGACTTTAATTTGTCCCATAAGACCCATAACGCCAGTATTCGGTTTACCACCGTTTTTAAGCAACGGATTTGCAGCCTGAACAATTTTGGCAGAATCTTTTGCGAACGAGTTGCCATATATATTTGAGATAGACTCATAATTGATTCGTTTTCCAAGCGCTTCGAGAACTTGATTGAACCAAATATAAGACATATCATTGATTTTGTTTTCGTCGACTTCGCCCAGGTGAGCAGCGACAGCGGCTGCCGCTTCGTCTAGACCTAACGCTTCGCCTGGGCTTCCTTGTTTTTTCTTGCCGCTTCTTCTTTTTCATCGATATGGTTTATTCGACCAAATATTTTCAAAATTTGATCAATGTTTTCACCATCAAAATCATCATAATGATCTCTAACAAAAACTGAATCGTCAAACGCTGCAACAAGAAAATCAAACAAAAGCTGATCGGCGTCTCTGTTTTCATCAAGAACGCCCTTTCCATATGTTAATAATTCATGCAAAGGAACCATCTTAATAACACCGAACGCAGATGCAGCTTTGTTTCTAAAATACTTTAATTTAGTTGGCTTTAATTCCACTTTTGTATCGCCAATCATCACACAGTTTTCTTCTTTAACTGTGCTTGGCTTTTCTTCTTTTTCGGGTGATGGATCTGGTGTTCCTTCAACCGGAGCAGTTTGTTCTGGAATTATTTTAAGTTTGGGAACTTCTTCCAACTCTGTACTGCTTAACGGTGTTTGAGTTGGAATTTCCGGTGTTTCAATTTTTTGATCAGGTAAATCTTTTAAACCTGTCGGTCTTGGTATTTTCATTATCTTTTCTCCCTTCAAGAAGTAGAATAAAAAAGGGGATACTGTTGTTACAGTATCCCCTGAGATTATATCCTACTGTAACCCTATATATAAACCTTAAGCAAGACTATAATCATTCAGCCTTTTTGATGTAAGCGATGGAGTAGCAAGCATCATCGGGACGCTTGGCATCCATAGCCGCCAGCGTGAACTGGAAGGTGTTCGCGGTCTTGTAGGACGCATCGAAACCAGGCTGAGCAGTAACACGGCACTTATACACACGAACATACACATGACCAATGATGGAGCTGTCGGTGCAGTCATCGCCGTTGCCATACACAGGATAAACCATGACAGCTTCACCCATAGCGGAGCTACGGTTGTCGATGTTGGCTTCCTGAGCAGTCTCATAGTAGAAGTAAGAAACTTCCACGGTGCCGCCTTCAACATCACTGGCAGCGAAGGTGATCTTCGCAGGAGCAGGATCAGCAGCAGCAGTAACCTTGAAGTGACCTTCGGTCGGAGTCTGAGCAGTTTCTTCCATGCCAGCAATAGACACAGAACCGGAAACCGGATCATGAGCCAGATCAACCTGATTCTGACCGTCCAGCGTCAGGACTTCCGTAATCGGAACCTGATAATACTGATTTGCTTCAAACTTGGTAGCATTGGTCATAACAAACAGATCGGCTTCGAACTTACCAGAGGTAATGCTCATTTCAAAGGTGGACTGTCCCGGCAGATAGGCAACGGGGAACAGAGACCAACCAGCGTTAATTTCGGTGTAATTCACCTGAGGAGTAACAGTAGCAGCGGTCAGTTCATCAAAATAGAACATACGGCCATCGCAACGCTTAATGTTTGTGTTCAGCAAAGTTCGTTATGCTTTGCTCTGTAAATTAATACAGCTGTATATCACTATACAGACCAGACTATATCTTTACCCAATTTGGGTAGCTACCATTTCGAACCACTTGGTTCTACGTCTTTCGACTAGTCGTTAGGCTTTTATGTCATTAGATGTAAATAAAATGAAGTCCGTGCCAAGACTTTCTTTTTCCTGATACGACTCTCCAAATGTTTTCAATAAATGTATTATGTTTTTCTGCTGCTAATGTTATGCTGTCGAAACATTCAGAAGTTTCAACACACATAATTGATCTTTTCATTTTATTATTATCGCTTATCTTTTGTTTTGTTTCTTTAGATGTGCTATGACCTTTTAAGCTACGAGATAAATTTTCACAATGGGTTTTACTTCTAACTTTGTGGTAATTTGGATTTTGCTCTCCAAAAAGAGCTGGTCCAGAATCTCCTCCGTCAGAAATATTATAACAATTGTTTCTATTCTCGTTAATTAAAAGCCTTTCCATTTCACAAGCTTCTTCTTTTGTTAATTTATCTTTGATAATAATATGATCAAAATTTTTCCATCCATATTTCTGAATAGCATTATAAAATAATGGAGAACCTTTATATTGATTTCCTTTATAGCTCCATCTTTGTGATGGGTTTAATGTGATTTCAATATATACTTTCCCATTAATTTTATTTACATGTTTATAAACATAATACATAAATTCACATCCATAACAATTTAGCACGGTAGGTTGTCTCATATAAGAGAGTTTCCCCGTTTAGGTAGCATTTTTCATACACATTACTGTGTAAGGTGGCTTAAGCAAATGTTAACCACAGCCGCGGAACGTCCGCAATATAGCCCTGAAACTCAGGAATGTAAGTAGCCATAGTACATGACCTCTTTCTTTTTATTTATTTATAACCCGCAGCCATACTCTTCCCCAAGTTGACTTTAGAGTTATATCTTATTTAGAGGCCTTCATCTAACCTTTACGACTATTTCCAGTCGCCGGAGTGTTTATGCCCATACAAGCAAGAGGGTTACAACATTAAACATCATCGATTTGCGTCGGTTCCAGCCTCTTTCTACTCGAAATCACCCACAACGCATTTTTGCCACCGACAACCACATCCGAATAATGTTGCTTTTATAAATTAATACACTTTCATATAATTGAAAGCTATTGTTTTACGAATATATCCAGTAACTCTTGTTCCTCCATCCCAGTCTCCCGCAATCCAGAAGCGATATCCAGTATCTTGAAGATATCTGTCACTGGTAAGAAGTTTATATAAACGGTCTACTATTAAATCAGCCCGAGTTACTAAACGGTCGTCGCCTATATTTCGCATTTCGCTTTGTTTAACGTAAATGTCAAATATCATCAAGTTTTTCTTAATGTTAGGTACGTCCGTTTCATAGCCTTGAGTATCTGAATATACGATCCTGCATACTTCATCGGTCAACAAAGTATTAGTAAAGCCAGCACGAATAAAATATCTATCAACAAATTGAAGAATTCCTGTTTTAGAAGGAATTTTCATAAGGACTTTTAACTCGTGGTCAGGCCAAATAACTTTACGTATGATTTTGTTCCATGCGTTAACCCAACCCATCAAGTTAACCACCCCCAAACAGATGTTCTCTTACGTAAGGCATTACTACTTCAGACTCTATCTCTGGAAGACTGCTGTTTACAGCTGCTCTTGAAGCATCAGAAGCCATGATTTCAACGACTTTATTTGCTTCGTCTTGTCCTTCTACTGTAGGCAACTCATACCATGGAAGGGGAGTACCTTGAAGTTGGTATGGTACGCCACTTTCATATGTTGAACCATCAACATTATGTGCTTCTCCGCCTTCGCCACCAGAAACAGGAGTAGTATGATTTTTTAAATAGTTTAAAAGATATGAATCAGAAAGTTTAGTATTAAAAACTAAACCTGTTCCATTGCTTTCAACAGAACATTCTATCTGAGACATATCGGATATAAACTGAGCAGCAGCATCTGCGTTTAACTGTCCTCCAAGCGCTTCGGCTCTTTGTTTGATTGCGTTGTTAATAATTGTTAGATCTACATGATTTACAACAATATCACCAAGATTATTTATATCCATGTAGACCACCAGCCGCTCTTTTAGCCTGAAGCTTTAAAGTACCATATTGTCCATTAATATCGATGCCAACTTTGTTTACGTCTACAATTTCATAAGTTTCAGAATCCCAATCAAAGAATTGTCCAATCTTAATATTCTTTGTTTGTTCGTTGTATTGAACAGTCATCAGAGTAACGATTTGAGCAATTGTACCGGGAGCACCAGAAACTGCAACATATTCAGGTCGACCATCGTAACGATAAGCATTAGCAGGAATTTCGTTTACTATAATTTCACGAGGATCATACTGTGGATTTTCAACTGCATATTTTTCTCCACTTACTACATAACCTTCTTCGTCTATTACATAGCCTTCCTCATCAACTACTGCATCTTTATATTCATAAACACTCAGTATTAAATTGCATCTTAGTGCACGAGAAGGGGCGTTATTAGACTGAAGATGAACAGCCCAGTCAAGAACATAAATATTTCCGTCTGGCTCTATGACCATATCTCCTTTACGAATGCCGCTTGTTAATGAACATCTGATGTTCATATTATTATCGGTGTTTTCGTAACGGCTTTTTGTAGAATCAGGATAGATTTCTCCACGAATGTAGGTAGGAGTATAATCTCCTTTAAACCTGTCATACCAATCATGGATCAGTTCAAAATCCATCACAGTATTAGGAATATCATTGTTTAAAAAGGAATCAAAATCGGCGGCCAATGTCTTTGGAACCTTGAACCGCTTGGTAGTACCTTGCGGTACATAAGGGATAGACATAAACCCGCCTCCTTTTTACTCCAGCAATTTAGAAATATACTCACTAAAATTCATTGTATTTGCCGGAATGTTTTTGTATGAAAGGTTTTCAGGAAGTCTTCTCACCGCATTGGCAGAATCAAGAATCTTGTGCCGAATGTTGGAAAATAATTCAAAGACTTCTTTAGACCATTCTTCTTTTGGCTTGCCATCATTAAAGTAAGAAAACGCATCTTCAATGTTTTTCAGAATGCGTTTTAAATCTAAGTTAACAAGCATAGTATAATCGATGAAGTCGTATTCTTTCTCAACCACTGTTTCCAGATCTTTGTTTTTGAAAGCTACTCTTACTTTAAAATCACTCATGTATTTTCACCTTGCTCGTGAGCCATAATTTTATGAAAAACACGAATCCGTTCTTGTTCTAAAGTATCCAGTTGCTGTTGAACAGACTTGTATCCTTCTTTAGCGCCAGTAACAGATAAAGCATCAGTTGTATAACTAATAGCGCTGTCACCAGCCAAATCGCTGAACACTTTCTTTAAAAAATCCATTTGACTAAGAATAAAGATATATTCTTCTTCAAGTATATTAAAATCGTGATCGTAGAACAATGCATCGTTTTCGCCAGTTATATACAAAGTTCGGTCGTACTCTTCCGGGTGGTTGACATCGACATAGAACTTTTTAATTGCATGAACTACGATTTTTACATAGTCGTTTTCATACATTGGGTACGGCGTAGATTGCCAAGCCATTTTAGCTTGAAGATCTGTTGCCGTCTCAGTGATGCCGTACACATCAACCGCCTCTTTCTATTTATTCATTATCCTCTTCCAGAAGATCACGATTTGGAAGTTTCGCATTGAAAATTTTTATCTTGCTAGCAGGCAGATCCATCTTCTTGCCAACTTCCCAGATTTCATGCAGTTCTACAGGATCTTCGATCTTTTCGATCCAAGATTTGAATGCATTATAAGGCTTCTTTAAATTAGCTTCGATTTCTTTAACGCTATGATGAACTTCAACAGATTCATCAGAGAAACCGCCAACATCTTCAAGAGTTAAATCTTTTCCTGCGTCATCAACAGGAACAAGCATCTTCGCAGAGAAGAACTTTTTATGGTTACAAATACTCTCAATGTAGAGAATGTCATTAGCAGACAGCACAGCAAAACTACCGGGCTTAATGTTTAAAGACTGCTGTCCATTATTTACGTACACGCCAATTGCGTGGTTGCACCGATTGTATACACGGTACCTTGCATCGCCATTCATAATCCTTTACCCCTTTAATCAAAATAAGGAGCGGGGCTGTTACACCCCGCTCCAATTGCATTAGCCAATTTCGTAAGCACCAATAGTTGGAATGCTTCCAACAACAAAAGCGGCACCAAAGCGCTGAGTCAGCTCAGTCTCGAACGTATGATCGTCGATAGTCTGCTGAGTCATGCTATAGGTTGGGCCCTCATTCAGAACCTTCAGGTTCTTCTGATCGTTGGATACCCCAGCGGAGATGATGTAAATCCAGTCAGGATTCAGAATAGGCGTGGTCTTGCCATCTTCATAAGCATTGATCATAGAGATGACACTAGCGCCGTTGTAACGGCCCAGATAACCAGTATTATTCTTTTCATCAATCATATTACCGCTATACTGCACACTCGTGTTGGACACAGGAGCGCCAGCCAGAGCGAACAGACCTTCAACAGCAGCAGCGTCACCAACCAGAGAGACACCACCAAGCCGCTTAAAGTAAGTCAGCTGATCGTCGAGCGTAGACTTGACGATACCGGTACCAGTGCCATAGAAAGGAGTGTTGTAAGTAGCGATAGCGTTATGCAGAACCTGCTCCACATACTTCAGCTTCAGCATGGTGAATTCCTTATTCGCATCGCGAATCAGGTCAGGCATGTTGATACGATTCATACGGAGGTCCCAAATATTGATAGCAGGACGAGCCGCGATTTCGAAAGTATTGATGGAGAACTGACGGTCAGTCACATAGCTACGAGCGGTGGTAGCACCAGTCGCCTGAATGAACGCCTTGATACCAGCGGTCTTCATACGATACATGGGGCGGTCGCCCAGAGCAACATTGCGCACATCAGCAAAAGTCTCGATGAAGTTCAGAGAGTTCTGCTGCAGTTCATTAACAGTGAACGCAATGATCTGACCAATTTCATGCTGGTGCTGAGGAGACATATCCTGAGCCAGCTCGTTTACGATAGCGGCAGCTTCTTCGACCTTGTCGGAGTCAACCCGCTCATTACGGACCTGAGCAGCCATCACTTTGATGAGCTTGCTGTCCTTATCAACCCTAATTTCAGCCATTGTCATTCACCTCCTTAACCAATAGTTCCGTCGGCCTTCAGCGTGTACACAGTACCCGCAACAGGCGTTCCGGTCACACAGGTAGTAACAAATTCTTCACCAAGCAGAAGAGCATGAGCCCTCATGAGCTCGCCCACGGGCTGGGTGTAAGAACGCTTGTCATATTCCTGATAGTCTTCCACGTTAAACTGGAAGCTGTTTTCAACTAAGAAATGCCGCTTGCCGATTTCCTGAACCTGGAACCGATAAGCAGTCACGCCGCCATAGATGTCAGTAACTTCCATGCACAGGAACTTAGCATTGGAATCTGCCGCAGGCAGAACCAGCTTGTCGACATCCGTGCTAGTTCCCTGATCCATAATCAGACCATTCGGAATAGCAGCGGCAGCACCATTCTTCAGAGTGCCTTCATAAACATAGCCCTGAAGTTTAGTCATGTAGCCAGCCATAGCTAGTCAGTCCTTTCAAAAGAATTTCTTCACTTAAGCACGCTCAAGTAAAGAGTAAGAAGTAGTTTTTGTTTCCTTCTGCAGAAGACTATATTTACCTTCTGTAGTCAGAGTATCCATAAAGGGATTAATTTCGCCAACAACTGCTTTAGCTTCGGCTGTTTGCTTCTGCTCCTTCAGTTCGGCAATTTCGGCCTTCAGGCTTTCAATAATTTCAGCCAGTTCAGCGATCATCTGTTCAGCAGTCTTCTTCTTAGAATCATAACTGTCCTGATCAATTTCTTCCTGAACCTCTTCCTCTTCGGAAGAATCATCGCCGGAATCATCGTCATCGCCGGATTCATCATCCGTTTCATCCTCAGCAGGAGGATCACCGGGTTCATCATCCGCGATTACGTTTTCAGCGACATGCACACCGTCAACCGTTTCAACAAGAGTACCTTCCTGAACATCATTACTCATTGTTTCGATAGTCACAGTCTGGCTAACTTCTTTGCCAGTCTCTGTATCGTATGCAACGTTGGTATGACGCTCTTCGTGATATTCACGAGTCACAACGGCAGCGGTTTCTTCTTCAGCCTTTTCCTTTTTCTTGCAGGCTGCGGTTTCATCGGTTTCTTCTTCAGAAACTTCTTCAACCTTTTCTTCTTCAGCATTAAGCTGTTCGGCTTCAGTCTCAACGACTTCAGCCTTGTTTTCGACTTCTGCCATTTCACTTTCACCCTTTCCGGTTTCATCTGCTTTCTGTGCCACTAATTCAAGTGCCACAGCTTCTTCGCAGGCGGGATAGGTCACAATGGCTGTGCCTTCCAAATAATTGTTTTCGGACACATCAATCAGAATCGTGTCGTCATCAAGTTCTGTATACTCGCCAACAGAAAGTTCAAAAGAGAACTTTAAAGCACCGTCCGCAAAAAGTTCAGATATGGCCTTACTAAGCTTTCTATTACGCTTAGGAATACGAGCATACCCAACTAATGCGCAACTGTCACCGTTAACTTGTTTCTCAAACTTATAGAACGATCCAATCTGTGTCGAATGGAATTCGCCTGTTTTTGTGTCATACAGATGACCAAGGCGAGTGTAGTTGCCGCCAATCAAAGCCTTTTTATCGGCATACAGCGGCAGCCCAACATACCGTGTTTCATTACTTACAATTTCGTCGATGAAAGCTTCGGTAACTCTTGCACCATTAAGATTCGCCTGTGGTGCTTCACAGATGCGGGCTTTCACAGTCATGAACACATCAGACTGTTGAATCTCGGAGATGACAGAAGCAAAGATAAGTTTGCTCATAACCATTCTCCCTTTGCTTTTGCGTTCAGTGGGGGAAGACAAAGAGCGCTCAAGCGAATCTATACAAACACCTTACGGTGGATGTATCATTTTAAAACGATAGGGTAAACACACTTAATTCCAAGTCCTTCTTCTATAGTCATTGCAGTAGCTCCTGGAAGAGCTCCGTATCCTTTACTCTGAGCGTAAGGATCAACACCACAAAGACTTGGAATTCTTTCCACATAGATATTAGTATCAGGCATAATACCAGAAACAAACGATTGGCTTTTATGCAAATGACCAACCATAAAAACATCTATGGGCTTATGATAAAGATTTACACAATCTTTAGCCATAGACTCAATACTTGAATCCTGACCATGAGTTAATAAGAACTGATAGCCGCACACATTCACAACTTGCACCATTGGACTGTCATTTTGTGCAATTTTTACACTTTCCTGACCTAAAAAACGTGCAAATAAATAATGCATCACGATTCGTTCCATGTTTTCTTCTGGAAATTGTCCTGCTTTTGAACCAAGAGGACGAATTTCTCCGTGGTTTCCTCTTACAGAATAAACCCGAATAGGAATACCAATTTCTTCTTCCAGACTAATTAACCAATATGTTAATGTTTCAGCAAGTTTCATGGTGCTTTCTACTACACCATATTCAAGACGTTGTAATTGACTTTGACGCAGAAGACCATCAATCATATCTCCTACGATCATTATGACTAATTCATTTGGTTTTTCCTTATCAACAATGTCAACAATCTTCGTAAGCAAAGTTCGCATACGATTTTCAAAAACAAATGAATTATACTTATTTATAACTTTACCGTATAAGTCAGCAACTTTAAAATCAGCGCCATAATGAAAATCACCGATCCCTAAAACAAGACTACAATTTGAATTATTCAAAGATGCTCTTTTGATTTGCATATCAATTTTCGGCAATGATTGTATTGCTGAATCAATATGTTCACAGATAAGTTCTGTACGTGATAATTCACGCATGTCTTGTCTTATTTTGCGTTGGAGGTCATATAACTTTTGACGCTCAGCGTAATTTCTATCTAAATTATCACCGGAACCAAGTTTCATTCCAGCATCGCTGGCGAAGTTAACACCAACGCTTAATTTTCTCAAAACTTCAGGACTACACTCTAAATCATAATCTTCAACTATTTCAATCCATTTCTTATCATTGTTCCTATTTCTTTTATCAAGCATCTCTTGAATAATAGCTTGCATTTCCTGTCTGGACAGTTCTTCAATTAAACGACTCAATACGTCCACATCCTTTGTGGTTATTTAGTCAAAAAAAGAAGGTTGGGACTTACACTCCCAGAGATGCCCAACCTTAGGCTGCCGAAGGTGCGCATTGAGACCGCAGATAAATAAATAAAGTGACCGCTCTCAAGAGGCGTCGGCAGGACTATCAAATTGAAACCTGCTTATAGGGCGCAGTAACCACAACAACGTCGCATTAAAGGCGCGACAACCCCATAACAGCTCTCAACTTATTTTATGACGCTTGAAGCGAACGTCATGCGTCCATACTGCCTTCAGGATTGGAAGGTTTAGGTTGTTTTCCTCTCATGGCAGCATCAGGATCACTTGTCCGCTCTGTATTATCTTCTTGCGGACGACCAACTTTGGATTGAGTGCCAGAATCTTTGGATTCAGTGTTTGAAACCAAAGTTTCTCTTGGCATCATAATCTTATCAGTACCGTCTTTACTTTCAGCTTCTCTCATACGTCTCTCATACTCAACAGAATAACCTTGAGTATCAAGCATATGCTTAGTAGAGATAACACCCTTCTCCCATAATTCAACACACTTTTCACGTAACGCTTTCTTGCCTTCCATAGATAAGGGTTGGAAATGGAATTCAGGAGGTTCGCTAAGGTTATATGTACCCGGAATTTCTTCCGCTAACCGTTTATTGATTTTGGTCATCATTTCGCAGAACTCATCTCTAACAGCATTGATACGTGCTTCTGCTGTTTCAATAGAAACCTGAGCCGAAGCAAATGTCGATCCATCTTCAGAAACACCAGTTACTAACACGCCGCTAATTCCGCCACCGGATAAAATATCGTTATTAACTCCACGATATTTATCCCACTGGAATAAATCGTCCATGTCAAACTGAATTGTATCAGCTGTAGCTAAATGATTAGTGACCGCAAGGGGAGTACCACTCATAGCATTAATGAAGATTCTGCGAACTTTGGATAATTGAGCTTCATCTGGTAAGATATCGTTTGTCTTAGAACTTTCGCCATACTTAACATGAACAAAGCTACGTTTACCAATATTCAACATGGCATCTTCATAACTGGAAATGAGTTCCTTCTTAGCTAAAGCACGAAGAATAGAGGCAATAAACGGAACAGCATAACGTTGCCAGCTTTCCTTCGATGTCTGTAAAACAAACGTATTATTCGGGTCAAGCTGTGCATACTGCTTATTCGATTTAACTGCCTTCTGAATTTCTTCTGGATAACCTTTTAAAATATATTCAGTATTACTGTCTTTAGCAAATTTCTCATCAATGCTGTAACCTTTCATCTGGATTTCATTTATAATACTCTGGCAATCGTAATCTACAATTGGAGTTCCATTGAACATAGTGTTACCTATTCTCCATTTGTGAATAGGTAATGTAATTAAATCTCCATGATAAAGATAACAACATACATTACTATACTTCCAGATTTCCAACATAATAGCATCGATTTTTTCACGAAGCCTCATACGTTTGTATTGTTCTTCATACAGAGCATATGTTTTATCCTTAGATCCTGTTAAGTACCAATCTGAACAAGTAGAAAAAGGAACATATACATGTTTAACAATACCATGAACAATAGGATCTGCATCTGTATAATAATCAGCCAACTGATAGAAACTCTGAATATTGTCCTGCTTGTTACGAAGCAGGTTTACATAGTCATAATCGGTAAGTTCACCGGTAAACGTAAAGTTGGAGTTATTGAAACTTTGAATCGTTATAGTATCCTTCTCGTTATCAGCTCCAACTGCGAAGTTTCTTTTTACCTGGGGCTGAGCAGCCACAGTTTTATTACCACCAATAAATTGGCTCCAAAATCCCATAGGGAATCAGCCCCTTTCCTTAAAATTTTCCAAAGCCTTTTCTTATACGTTTGGATAAAGCGTCTTCAAAGCCACCTGTTATTCCTACACATACGGGGCCTCGTTTATGCAAACGCATACTTTCTTTTTCCAATTCAGAAATATAGTCGTTTGCCATAGCTAAGGATGAATATCTATCCTTATGCTGATTTGCTCTTGGAACATCATATGTTTTAT